CCGTCGCTTGCCACAGCCGTGTAGTCTACCACGGCTATACCCAACACGCGCGCCATCGCGTCCGCCGTACCGGACGGCACCGCCCCCGCGTCTTCGAGCGTCCGCATGTTCGCCAACGCTTCGACGTCACCGACCGGGATCTGCTGCACCCGCAGCGGGCCACCCTCCGGGCCCTGGTGCTGTTGGATCGTGTCCGGCTCGCCGCGCGCGAGCCGCTCGATCTTCTGGCCGTCGAGCGCGAACCGGACGACGTCGCCCGGCTTCAAGTCGTTCGGGTTCATCGCCATCACATTCGTGCTGTCGTCACCGAGGATGCGGCGGATCGCGACGTTCTGGAGGTGCATGCCGATCCGGGCCTGACGGCGGGCCATCTCGACGTGCTCGTCCTCGATCTCGGTCCGGCGGGCGTCCTCGTTGTGCCGGTCCCACGCCTGCGCGCGGTCGGGCCAGCTCCACCGTTTCGACCACAAGGTGATGCGCGCGAGGCTCGCCCCGGTCCGTGCGATCTCCGTCTGGCCATCGCGCGCGGACTTTCGGGCGATTTGTCGCAGTCCTCTGCGGGGGCCGAGGTCGCGGTAGAGGCAGAAGTTCGCGTACCCGAGTGGCGATTCGCCGGGTTGCATCTCCCACGCTTCGAGCTCGTCCTCGAGCGTGACCGGCTGCTCTTCGTCCGGGTCGAGGTCGGTCATCGGATGCTTCCGGCGTGCGGATCGTTGACGCGGGAGCCGTCGAGACGTAGGAACTCATCCAGTTCGTGCGTCTCGAACGCGATCAGACGATCCCGGATGAGCGCGAGCACACGCGTCGGATCAAGAGCGGCGCCTTCCGGCACGTTGAGCCCGCAGCCTGCACGGCTGGGCTGCTCGGTGATCGAGTCGAGCACGTCGAAGCCCATGTCGATGTAGACGGCAGGGTCGTGGATGCTCGTCGCGTAGGGCACCACGACGAAGGTCGCTCCCGGCTTGTAGCCGAGGCGGGCGACCAGCTCGGTTACGGCCGCAGTCGCGACAGCGTTGGCGGTCATGCGACGTACCGCAGATATCGGAGCATCGACAGCGGCGGCTCCGCGGTCGTGTAGCGGGCGACGGTCACGAGGTCACGGCCGTGGTCGCCCCAGTAGACGCGCTCGATCAGGTGCGCGTTGGCCTTGCGGATCGACAGGACCCGCACGCGGCCGTCCGCGAGCAGCTCGACCGTGCGGGTCCAGTAGTCGGGCTCGACCCGCTCGAGCCACGCGGCCCACTCGGTCCGCAGTTCGAGCCCGGCCCGGAGAAAGTCGACGATGGTGAGCCGCGTCGTCATCCGCTTCTCCCCCGTCGTTTGCAGTCCTCACACTGGCGCGGGTATCGGCCGCCCGTATGGGCGAGGACCTTCCCGCAGCCGTCGTTCGGGCAGATGCGCTGGCCGAGCACGTTCGTCGCGAAGTCGGCCGTCCAGTTGCGGAGGCGGGTCACCGTCGGTTCCGACTGGGGGAGACCGTTCCACGAGGAGAGGCTCGCCCTCGTGAGGATCTCGTTGTGGTGCGGGCAGCCGCACGGGTTCATCGCACACCGTTCGTGCTCGCCCGTCCGGCAATAGATCCCGAAGGTGCGAGGGTCAGTCGTGGTGGTCATCGTCACCGACAAGCTCCAAATCGACGTCGATCGGACGGACACGAACCGCGAGTTTCCAGACGATCGTTCGGCCGACCCGGTCGCCCGCGACGATTCCCGCTCGCTCGAGCCGCACCAGGATCGGGTACACGTCGTGATTCCCCGCGAGGCGCCAACCCTCAACCGCACCTTCACGGTCGCGACACGTCGTGCACGGGGCGCCCGAGGACCAGCGGCCCGGATGGCCGTCGACGAGGCAATGGCACGGGACCGTCCCGACCCGGCGCGCGACCTCGCGGGTTTCGGCCGGCTCGCGGACCGCCGCGACGATCTGGTCGGTGAGCGCGAGCAACGCCTCCGAGGTGCGCCTCATGACGTGCCCAAGAACTCGGCGGCGATGAACTCGAGCGCCTGCGCCGGATTCGTCGCCTCACCGGCAGCGAGCATCTTCTCGATCGCCTGCTCCACCACCGCGGCCGCCGAGGCGGGCATCGCGTCGACGAGCGGGACCGGGACCCAGTCCTCCGGAACGTCCGCGACCGGGCGCAGCTCTACCGGTTCGAGACCGGCGAGTTCGCGGTTCGCGACGTCGACAAGATGAGCGACGGTCGCACCCACGCTGCGGATGTCGCGCACCCGGCCGATCGCGGCGACTGCCTTCGCGAGCGGCTCGAACTGCTCGAGGGGCGCGACGCCGATGAGGTCCGGGTTGCCGTCGATCTGCTTCGCGAGCTCCTTGAACCCGTCGAACGCGGCGGGGAGGAACTCGAACGTCACGGTCCGCCACTCGAACGCCGCCGCCGGCGTGTGCAGCATGGTCGTGTCCGGTGCTGGGATCGGGAGGAACTCGTCGGGGAGACCCGTCATGAGGAAATGCTCGGGGACGTCGATCATCCGCACCATCTGGCGGATCACGGCCGGGTCCGGTTCGCCGGCGAGTTCGTTGTGCGCGATCTGCTTCGCGACCAGCTCCGACCGGGACATCTCCTGGTAATCGACGATCATCGGGACGAGCTTGTGGCCCGCCTTCTTCGCCCCGCGGACCCGGTGGTGACCCGAGATGATCTCGACCCGTTTTCCGTCGTCGTGCGGTTTGCCGTACGGCAGCGACTCGAGCGCGCCCCGCTGACGGATGTTCTCGGCCAGACGGTCGAACTTCGCCGGCGTGAGCACCTGAGCATTGACATCCTGCTCGACGATGTCCTCGATCGGAACGAGCTCGACGTAGAGGTCGTCGCCGATCTGGAACCGTTCGCGGTCCGTCGTCGGCGCGGTCATCGGGACTCCCGGCGGGCCTGGTCGGCGATCGCCTGCTCCACCCAGTCGACCAACGGCACGTCGCGCGCCTTCGCCGCCCGCTTCGCCTTGTCCCGGAGGTCCTCGCGCACCTTGAGGCTCCAGTACGGGACCGCGTCGCGTCGCACGCCCGGGCCCGTACCGACGTGCCGGCCGATCCATCCCCGCACCGCCGCGCCGGAGCCCAACGAGCTCGGGAGCTGGGCCATCGCCTTGTCGTCCTTCAACAGCGACAGCGGGATCGCGAGCGCGTCCCACAAGCCAATGCGACGCGAGTTGACCGCCATCTGCACGACCTCCGGGTACCGCAACAGCAGCAACGTCCGCGAGACGTGCGCCTGCGAACGTCGGGTGCGGGTCGCGACCTGGATTTGCGTCAGCCCCGAATCAACCAGGTCGCGGAACAGGCGCGCCTCGTCGAGCGGCGACATCTCCTGGCGGTCGAAGTTCTCCGCGGCCTGCGCCAACAGCCGGTTCTGCTCGGTCGCGCGCTGACGAAGGAAGCACGGAATCTCCGCCATGTCGATCAGCAGCGCCGCAGTGTGGCGACGGTGGCCGAACAGCACCTCGACGTCGTCGCCGTCCTCGGTCGGAACGACCGTGATCGCCTGCAACATGCCGTGCTCGAGCAGTGAAGCGGCGAGGTCCTCGATGCCGTCCATCGAGACGCGGACGTTGCGGCCCGGGCGGATCTTCTTCGGGTCCAGGTGAGTGAGCTGCGCCCGCTTCACCGGCTCTCACCCCGCGCTCGGTGAAGGTGCGCGTAGTACGCCTTGATCGCCCGGCCGCCCATGAGCAAGTTGCCGAACCCGGCCGTGGCGCGGTCCTCCTCGCTCTCGCCGCCCCAGAGTCCGAACTCGCGGCCCGCGCGCCCGGCGTCGCCGCACTCGTTGCTCACCGGACAGCGGCCACAGAACCGCAACCGCGCGTCCCATTCGCGCGCGGCGCGCATCTCGGGCCGCTCCCCCTCGAGCGCGAAGAACGGAGCAGGCCCCTCGCCTCGGCAGGCCGCGTCGGCTTTCCAGGCCATGCCCTCGAACAAGCGGCCGAACAGCTCCGCCAACGGCGAGGGATCGTCTTGCCTCTCGACCGGTTCGTCGTCGACGTCGGCCGGGTCGATCGTCGCCATCACGCCGCTTGCTCCGGGCGCAACAGACCGAGCTCGTGAGCGCGTGCTGGGTCGACGTCATGGATCCAGTGGTGCACCTTGGCGCAGACGAACAGCCCGCGTTCGGGATCGTGGACGCCGCGGTCGTGGTCCTCGGGGAACAGATGATGGGCATGGTGACCTTCGTGCGGCCACGGCGACGCACAGCCAAGAACGATCTCGGTGCCGTCGAGCATGAACAAGGCCTCGCAATACCCGCCGCTGCGTCGGCGTAGCTCGGCACGGAACGCGTCAAGGGCGGGACGTTCGCGCTTCGCCTTCCGGCCCGGTCCCCGCCGCAACGCGGTGCGGGCGATCGCCCTGCGCGGCTTCCGCAACCAGGCCGCGATCTTGTCCGGATCTCGTTTGATCTCGGTGCGTTTCATGTCTGGCGTCTCGCCCACGCCGACCAGGCGAGGAGCTGCTCACGATCGTCCGCGTCGAGCCCGGGCTGACGGTACGCGAGCGCCGAGCACAGCGAGTCGAGCGCGACGAGGGCGCGCAGTTCGATCTCGACGATGATCCGTTCCCCCTCACCGGTCTCGACCCGGAACGGTCCCCCCGCCGGCACGACCGGTACCGGAGGCACGCCGAGTATCCCGGCGACCATCTCCATCGGCGGCATGTCCGGCCGTCGGATCGGACCCCACCAGCCGTTCGCCTCGAGCCATGCCCGGATCCTCACGCCGCGACCGCCAGCAGCGACAACAAGAACCCGGGCCGCATCTCGTATATCGCCGCGAGGCCGAACAGGTCGTCGACGTCGAAGTTGCGTTCGCCACGCTCCCATTGGCTCACAACCCCGCGCGAGTAGCCAAGCTGGGCCGACACGCCATCGGCGGTGAGTGCCCGTTCGCGTCGCAACTGGCGGAGCACCGCACCGATCCGCTGCTCGAACGTCACGCCGCCGTCTCCTTCTTCCGTCGTCGCCCGGTAGTGACGCCCGAGGTCGCGCGCCCGTAGCGGGCCTCGTCCGCGATCCACCAGGCGAGCGCGTCCGCCCAGGTGCCCGCCTCGAGCGGCGCCGCGTAGAAGAGCCGGAAGCAGCCCTTGCGTTTCGGGTCGGTACGCCGCTCGACGAGGTCCATGAGCCCCCGCTTCGACTTCGACTCCGGGAGCCGGGCCTCGTCGACCGTCAGGATCCGGGCCGCGGCCGCGACGTGAATCGACGTCTTCGGTGACGCCAGTAGCTCCAACGTGCGGCGCTGGAGCGAGACCTTGAGGATCAGTCTGCTCAGACGAGATGCGTGCGCGGCGGAGAACGCCCAGGTGAGCAGGATCGCGTCGCGGAACTTCGTGACCCCGTTATGCGGGTGCACCATCGTGTCCGGCGAGAACCCGCCCGCGCAGGCGAGATAGCCGTCGACGACGACCGCGAAGTTCATCGACGTCGACGCCGAGGCCGGCCGGTGCGTCCACAACTCTTTCAGGTAGGCGGCCTCGGGCGCGCTGATCGCAATGACGTCGATCGACGAGTCGGCGGTGATCTGGTGGTCGGATGGCATCGGCTCCCGGCGTGGCCGTTCGAGCTGACCAGCGGACCTGCCCCCCACCTTCACCCCGACGAGGTCGCGCACCTCGTCCGGCCGGTTCGACAGGTAGTAGATGTAGCGACCGTTCCCGAGGTAGCGGGCGTAGACGACCTGGCGTTCGTCGAGTGCCGCGGCCTTGGTCTCGGTCATCACGACGAGAAGGCCGGGCGCGCCCTCGGCGCGGGTGAGGAGCTCGCGGACGCCTTCGACCGGGTCGAACATCGCGAACGTCGGCTCGTCCCACGTCACACGCGCGCCCGTCGCGAACATCTTCTCGTAGCCGTTTTTGATCGTCGGCGGGTTGAGGAGGATCAGCGCGTGCTCGTCGTCGAGCGCGTCGAACGTGTGCTCGAAGAGGCAGCGGGGCCGGAAGTCGATGCCGGCGAGCGACTTCGACAGCGCCTGCAGCGTCTCGGTGAACTCGGCGATGTGGCCGTTCTGGCCCGTCCGGAGCTCGGCCAGCACGCCCGCCAGGTATTCGGATGGCGCTTTCTCGTACTGGTACTCGTTGCGGACCAACAAGAACCGCATCAGCAGCTCCGCGCAACGGGCTTCGACCGTCTCCCCCACCGTGACGGCCGGTTCCCCGTCGACCCGCACGTCCAGGTCGAGCGTCGAACGCGCCGCGGCGACGCCGACGAGTGCGGGCACGAGCATCACGTCCGACGCCTCGATCCCGGCTGCGGGCCATCCGAGCTCGCGTGCGAGGAGGCTCACCGCGAGCATCCCCGCCGCCGGCTCGACGAGGCGCGTGTAGCGCGCGCGGTCAACCGTGCTCAGGACCTCGCGCAGGAACGACCTCTCGGGGTTCGTGAGCGAGCCGAGCCAGAGCATCCAGGGCTGCACGTAGGCGGGCATCTCGTCCGGGAACCTCGGATCGAACGAGGACTACGACACCCCAAGCGTCGCGTGCTGCCAGCTACACCATTCCCGGTGCAGTCAACCTAAACCACACGCGTGTGGTGCGCAACGACAGTCGCGAACTACCTCGCAGCGCGCGCACGAATCGCGCGGACGGCGCGCATCAGTCGACGTCGGGATGTGCGACGCGAACGAGGCTCTCGGCCACCCGCGTCAACGCGTTCAGCGCGTTGCCGAGGTGGGTCAGGTGCGATTCGGTCAGCCGGTCCAACGCGATCCCCCATAGCGCGTGCCCAACAGCAACGACGATCTCGCGCTCGGCATCATGCAGCCGCTCGAGGAGGTCGTCATCGCCTGTCTCCCCGGCATCGCCGTAGGCCATCAGCGTGACGTACCGCACCTCATGCGCCGCACTGACCAAGGTCCCCGCCTTATCGGCCCGGTAGTGGCGGCTGTCGTGGTCGCCGATCCGACAGACCATGTCCGCGACGTCGTAGAGCGGGCTCACGATCGACCGTTCCGCGTAGTTCTCGGCCTCGTCAAGCTCGTGGAGCTGCTCACGGAGGTAGGTGCGGGCAGCGTCGAGCGGTGAAGTGGTCATGGGAGCAACTCCTCTTCGGTGATCTCGTAGCTCCGATAGGTCAGGCCAGGAACGACGCCGGCCAGATCGCGCGCGATGATCGAGTCGGCATACACCTCCAGCTCCCACTCTGCCGTGTGGTTCTTGGAGTGCATCTTCTCGATCGCCGCGAGCGCACCGTCGAACGAGCGGCACGCGGCCAGAGTGCGCGGACCGTCGTATTCGTTCTCGCGCACCATGAACACACGCTCGCGCTCGTCGTCCGGGTCCCAGCCGCTCATGGCCGCATCGGTCCGATCGCTATGACGGTCTCGTGGGTTTCCGGGTCATGCCACGTCTCGAGCTTCGTGCGCTGGTCGACCTTGATCGCTGTCGCGTCCGAGATCCGCATGACCATCCGGCCCTGCTCGTCGAGCTCACCCTTGTCGACGAGCAGCATCCCGATCGTCATTTTGGCGTCGCGCCGCTCGCGCGCATAGCGATCGTGGTCCTCGACGAACGCGAGGAGTGCCCTCGCGTCCACCGCCACCTTCATCGGTCGATCCAGTACGGCCTCAGGCCAGTCAGCCGTCGCGGTTCGCCAGCGGTCTTCGAGAAGCCTGCGCGCCTCCTGGGCGATTGCCTCGCTCGTTGCTCGGTCGTCGGCGTCGCTCATCAGAAGAGTCTCGTCTCCGCCGGCGTCTCGCGCTCGGGCATCGGCCGGTAGGTGTGCTCGCAGGACAGCTCGCGCACGTCGATCCCCCACCGCTCGTGGAGCCACTGGGCGGCGAACTCGCGGTGGCAGAGATCCTTGCGGACGTCCTCGAAGCAGAGGCAGACGATGGTTTGCCCTGGGTACTTCTCCGCGACGCCGAGGAGTTGCGCCTCGATCGCGTCCGCGAGCCCGTCGAGCCGCGCGATGTATCGCGCGGCGAACTCGTCCGGGTCGGCGATCTTGAGCAGGCCGTACGGGGCCAGCTTCGAGCCCGACTCACAGGCAATGTTGCGGATGAGCCCGACCGTCGTTCGCAGCGGCACCCCGTACTCGTTCTTGAATGCTCGGATCGAACACGTTGCGATTTTCACGTCGTGAATGTCCATAGGTCCCATCATGTCAAGCTGCTGCCCCAACCCGCTCGGCGGCGAGGATCGCGCGGACCCGGTTGCGGTGCGTGTGATCGGCGTCGCCGACGACGAACGCTTCGAGCAGGCCGAGCAGCTCGGACCGGCCGACACGTTTCGCCTTGCGGGCGTCGTCGATCAGCTCGGCCACCAAGAATGCGGAGGCGTCGAACATCCCGTCTGCGTTCTGTTCGGCCGCCAGCTTGTCGCACGCCCGGCGCGCCGAGTACCAGTCGAGCCCGCCCGACAGGATCGCCTGCGCGGCGAGCACCTGACGGTTCGTGTCCAGCCCGCGGAGCATGTCCGCGAATCCGACCGTCAACGTGCCCGCCGAGACCAAGGCCCGGATCTCGGGCGCGAGGTCGAGGAGGGCGGTGCGGCGGTCGATCGTCGCCATGCTCACTCCGACCGCGTCGGCGAGCTGCTCGCGCGAGACCCCGGCGTCGAGACGCTTGCGGTAGGCGGCGCCCTCCTCGATCGGGTCCAGATCCACCCGGCCCACGTTCTCGGCCAGCATCACGGCCTGAGCCGCGTCGTCGTCGAGTGGCCGCACGAACGCCTCGATCTCGACCAGGCCGGCGAGCCGACAGGCTCGGACGCGCCGCTCCCCCGCCACCAGTTCGTATCTTGATACGGCATTCCGGATTCCCGATTCTCGAACCGTCGGCGGCTGCACCAGGCCGATCTCGCGGATGCTCTTCGCCAACTTGTCGAGCTCATCGTCGCGGAACGTCTGACGGTCATTGTCGCCCGCGACGATCGCGTCGAGGCGAACCGTGCGCAGCGCGCTCACTCCCCCACCACCGCGACCGTGCGCTGCCGGAGCTGCGCTGCTGCTCGGTCGGCTTCGTGGATCGCTCCCCGATCGCCCGAGGACACGAACCCACCGCCCAGATCCCGCACCTCCCAGGTGCCACGCCCCTCCGTGTCGAGCGAGACGTTCACGACGTAGCCGATATGCGCGCCGTCGTCGACGATCCCCTGCCACCGGGGTCGGGTCGTCGCCTGGAGCACGATCACGCGAACACCACCAGCGGGGCGACCCAGATCGGCTGCGGACCGTTCGGGATGACCGCGGCCCGCACGTAGGAGACCCACGTCGCCTCGTCGACCACGCCGGCCTTGTACGCCGCCCGGACCTCGAAGTAGGCGTCGGTGGCCGGATTCGGGATGATGGTGGCGAGCAGGGCGATCATGACGCCACCCGGACGAGGTCGCCGTGCCAGAAGCCGTTCGGCGCCCAACGGAACACGCCGTCGGCGAGGCGCAGCTCCATGCCGGCGAGCCACTCGACGACGTCGGCGAAGTGAAGGAAATCGGTGTGCTCGCCCCAAGGGCCGCAGATGCCGGCGCGCACGCTCCGGTACACGAGGGCGTCGAAGCGGTATCCGGGCTTCGGGGTGATGCACACCTCGTAGGTGACGTCGGCGCTCATCGGGTGTACCCGTTGGTCTGCGCCGCTTCCATTGCATCGCCGTGGGTCGCACCGCAGCCGGTCGCCTCGTAGTAAAGGCTCTGCTGCTCGGACGTCAGGGCGTCGAACTCGGCTTGCTGGCGTGCCTTTATGACTGCTACCTCCCTACCCAAGTCCCTCTTGGGTATAGGATAACTATACCACGCCAGCTAGGGGAAGCAAGGAGAATGACGCGGGAAAGGCGCCCCCGTACCGAGGCGCCTCTCCGTTGCCCTTCTCGGCTGATTCGTCCGGGCCAGACGCAGCACATGGCCGAGTCTCACGAGTAGCGGCTATCGACGTAGAGCTTTTGCCGCCACCTGAGCCAGTCTCTCGTCCGTCGAGGCTCGCAAAGCGTGACGGTACAGGACGGCTGAGACAGAATCAGTCGTCGTCGGCTTCGTCGACGAGCTTCCGGCCGGCGACGACCTGCTGTTGCATCAGCGACTTCGACTTGTCGAACGCCTCGGCGAGTTGATTCAGCCCGACCCCACCGAGGTTCGCGTCGAAGATCGCGATCGATCGCTGATCGACGATGCGGGCGCGGAGCTCGTCGACGTCATCGAGGAGCTTGTCGAGCACGAGACCGCGCCCGAGCGGGTCCGCGATCTCCTTCGCACGTTCGAGCCGTCTCTCTACCGAGTACGCCATTTCGTCTCTCCCCACATCGTCCATGACGTGAGCAGCGTCGGATACCACCAGAGCCACCTCGGAGAGTCAGCGAACATGATGACTATACCCCGCGGGTGTTCTGATGGGTGTTCGACGACAGCTCGACCCGTTCGTTCCTGGCGCGTCTCCCCCATCGGCGGCGCGGTTTCGGTGCTTCGATGATCGTCGGTCGGGGCGCTTCGAGCATCCGGAGTGCGGTGCGGAGGTCGGTGAGCGCGTTCTGACGTTCGATCGCGAGCGCCTGATACAGGTCGCGCTCCGCGCGCGCCCGCGCCAGGTCCACGCGCTGGGTCTCGACCTCGGCTCGAAGATTCTCGTCGGGGTCTTGGGCGCGCTCCCCCATCGCGGGCGCGTCCGGCTCCGGATGCTGGATCTTGTGCGGATGCAGGCCGGCGCCGAGAAGGTCGTCGATCGGGATGACCCACGTCCCGCCACCCTGGCCTCTCGGGCCTTCGAGCTGGCGGGCGTTCGGGAACGTGCCCGCATCGAGGCGACGTCTGATCGTGATCCGTGCGACACCGCACGCCTCGGCCGCGGCGGTCAGGGTGAGCTCGGGCCGGCGGACCTGTTGGTCCTCGTCTGGTTGCATGCACGCGAAAGCCTTACACGCTGCCCTACGCCTGTCCACAATCGAGGACGCGCGAGGCTGGTCACGCGGCGTGTGTGCCGTCTACAGCCGTTCCGGCCGTGCAGCGTACGGCGGTGAGCGCGTTCAGGCCGCGACGAGTACCAGGCGCGCGATCTGCGGTGGGACATACCAGGCGCCCCGCTGCAACCCGGGCGCCGGGACCGGCTCCTCGAGGAGCTGCGGGTCGTAGAGCTGGTAATGGAAGCCGCCACTCCCCCACGGCCGACAACACCCACGATCCGGGTGCACGTCGACGAGGTGAGCGGTCGCGATGATCCCGCCCGTCGCCTCGGTGATCCGGGCCCACAGCACAGAGTCGGCCCGATGCAGGCGGCAGTCGCGCGCGGCAGTCTCCCACGGCTGGCCGCTACAGGTGCAGTCCAGCGCGGCCCGGACGTGTTCCAGGCGCAGCGCGCTCAGGTCCCACGGGCCGCTGGAGTAGAGCGCGATCAGACCACGCTCGGCGGTCGGCTCCGCAAGGTCGATGATCGATGTCGCGCCCGTCGCGGCGAGCCAACCCCACGGCGGTCGAAGCGTAATCGCTCGCACCTGGCTCACCTCCCCTCGGCGACAGCGCGTCGTCCCTGCTCCTCAAGGGTACAGGACGGTTAGCCCCATGTCACCGCGATATATCGCGGGTCGGGCGCGGCGGGGGAGTAGAGGGGGGCGCGAGCGGCAAGCGCGACGATCCACGTGAATCATCGCGAGCGCGGTTGAGCGTCCTGAGTCGGACTCGCGACCTAGATCAGCCGCCTGCGTAGCACCCGTCGCCATACCAGTTGCTGGCCCCGCGCCCGCCGGCGAACACAATCGCTGCTCGTTCATTCTGGACGCTCGGCGGAGCATCCTTGGCATGGCGATAGCCGCCATAGCCCGCCCACGTGTCGTCTGTGAACTGCCAGAGCCCACTCGAGCTCGAGGTCGGGTTCTGCGCCGTCGGCGTACCGTGCGACTCGTGGATGAGCGTGCAGCACGAGGGAAGTGATCCGCCACACGGATAGCCGTTGACCGCCCCCGCGCTAACGACGGTGCTCCCTGAGGCGGTCTGAGAGGGGCGTAGCGTCGTGCTCGTCGTCGGCGGGTGTGCCGCGGCGACGAACGCCCAGACGGCCGCCTCGTCGACGGTGGTCGTCGTGACCGGCACGGTCGTCGCCGACGTCGAGCTCGGCGCCGGGGGGTGTGCCGATTGTGCCGATACCACATCAGGCGCGACCCTGATCCTGGATCGCGAGCTAGGGGAGTGGGCGCCCAACGGAGCGGCGAGCAGCCCGAGGATGGCGACCAGCCCGAGGGCCGATCCCACCCGTCCCCGCATCTACCGGCGCCTCGCTCGGCTATCAGAGGTTCGCGTGAGCGCGCGGCGGTGCTGATCCAGGGTCAGATCCATGCGCCCATGATGCAGGAGCACTGCGACAGGATCAGGCCGCCAGCCACTCCACGTAGTGCTCACCCCAAATCGCGAGCGGATGCACCCCCAACTTCACGGCGATCCGATCAGCCCACCGCAACGGGATCCGGCCCGACGTCCGCCAACGGACCACCGTGCGATCCGAACAGCCAGCCAGGTCGGCGAAGTCCTGACGGTGATACGGCCACTCGCGCGAGCTCATCCCGCGGCCGCCGGTACCGACCTGCTCACAGAAGTGGGGGCCGAGGAACCGTTCGAGCGGCTCGAGCGGGAGCTCGAAATCGTTGACGGTCACGACGACACCAGCATCGGCGGTGGGGGAGGGGACCCGGCGTCGGTCCACTCGCGGTGGGTCATGCCGTGCAGCGTCCAGGGTGGGGGAGTGGGGTCGGCCGTGTCGCGCTCTCGGGTGGTGCAATCACACGCGCGGTCGACGACGCTGGCGACCATCTTGCCGAGCTCGTCGAGGCCGGTACCGCGGCCGGGAATCGTGCCTCCGCCCTGGCACTGCGGGCAGTCGGGGTCCGGGTCTCCTGTGGAAAACTCCGCGGTCTTGTTCTGCTTGGGCTCTTCTTGAGTTCGGGTCGCGTGGCGCGACCCCTTTGGTCGCGTGGTGCCAGAGGAGGGGTCGCGTGATGACACCCCTCGGTTCGAGAAGGGGGTCGCGTAGTGCGACTCCTCCTCCTCGTCGTCCACAGGCATTCCCTTACGCCCGCGCGGGTCGTAATGGATCGGGACCGCGGGAAAGAGCATCCGGTATCGGGTCGTGCTACCTCGGCGCTCTTCGAGGACCTCGAGATATCCATCCTTGACAAGCGACTGCAGCGCGCGCCGGGCCGATGCTTCGCTGCAACGTGCCTTGCGAGCGAGTTTCTCGACCGACGACCAGAGCTCGTAACGATGCTGCTCGTTGGCGGAGTCGCCGAGAGCGCAGTGAACCTGAAAAGTCGTGCCGTCGAAAGCCGAGTAGGAGAACACCCAGCCGATCGCATCGCTACTCAACGGTCAGCCTCCAGGTCCTGCAGCGGACGGTCACACACGTGGGATTCTTGCCACCGACGTATGGTTTACGCCACCCTCGCGCGGTCTGTCCAGCCCGTCAACCACCTCGCGCGGACCGCGCGACCAGCCCAAACGTCATCGCGCGGAGCGCGCGAGACGCGGCCAGGACTGACGAACGAGGGCGGACCTCGACGAAGACCCAACCCGTGTGGTCTATCTCTATCTCAGGTTGAGGGTTAGTCGTCGATCGCCCAGAAGATCAGCGCGAACCCGGCCAGCATCACCAGCGCGAGGCCAACGATCGCGGCCAACACTTGCCACTCGGGCGCGGTTGCCATGAACCAGGTGACCCAACTCACGACACAACCGCGCGCGCTGTCTCTCCGTCGACGTGAGCCATATCAGAACGGCTCTTCGCCGTAGTCGTCGAGGCCCGGGTCGTAGGCGGTGGACGCTCCCGTCGGGGCGCCGGCAGGGGGGCCTTCGTCGTAGTCGTCGTCGACGGGGTGCGTCGGCGCCTCGTAGCGGGCGACGTACTCCTTCGGCGGGTTGAATGCCCGGTTTGTCGCTTCGCCCTCGCGGAGGAACTTCATGCCGAGTTTCCCGCCGATGCCGACACCTCCCGCACCCGACTTCTTCACCGCCGTCGAGAGGGCTTCGCGCATCCCCTTGGAGCCGACGTAGAGCTTGCGGACGCCGCTGTCGTTCTCCGCCTGCTGGTCGCGCTCATCGGTTTGGAGCGTGATGATCATCTGCATCATCGGAGAGCCGTCGTCCCAGGTCTTCGGCTTGTTGTTCGCCGGGTCACGTTGCTGTCCCATCTCGACGGCCATGATCTGGCCGTGGTGCTCGTCGCCCAGGTTGAGGAACGAACACGAGGGGACGCTCGACCCCATCAGCCAGCCGTTCGCTTCGTCGATTGCACCCATTGCGTCACTCCCATCGGTCTATCCCCCAGGTCATAGCTACGTCGGGGGTATAGGGAGACTATATCCGAGGGGTGCGCCAGTGATCCTGCCGCGCGCCCGCGCGCCTGGCGCGCGATCCAGGGGTCCACTTGACGCCTGTCCGTGGTCGCGTACACTTGGGGACGTGAGCACCGGGACCATCCGAGACGCGTCGGTCGGCGCGCTTCTCCTCACCACGAAGCAGGTCGCCGCCTACGCGGGCGTGTCCGTTCGCCAACTTGACCACTGGGTCCGGATCGGCGAGGTGATCCAGCCGTCCACGACGCCGTGGCAGGGGTCCGGGAACCATCGGCTCTGGACGGCGGAGGAGGCCCGGGTCGTGCGGGTCCTCGGTCAGCTTGCCGCCGCCCGCGCCCCGCTGAGCGCGCTCGCCGCCGCCGCCGAGGTGCTGATCTCGGACGTGCCCCGGGTGGGGGACTCGCGCTGGATTGTCGTCGACCGCGATCGGGCTGAGCTTGTCGCGCTCAAGGACCTGCGCCGCGTCGCGGGCACCGCCGGCTATTGGTTCGTGCCCCTCGCCATTGGGGCCGAACCCGCCGCGTAGATTCTAGATGCCGACGATGCCGTTGAGTTCGAGGGTCCGGACCCGGCGGGCGAGCTGGCGGAGATCCTCGTAGCCATTCGGCCGGAAAATCGGGTCGCCGGGCAGCACCTCCGACAACGTCGCGCCGGACACCTTCACCAGCCCGTCGTCGGCGACCGTGAACGTCGCGGCGGTGATGCGGTACTCGGTCGCCGGGAAACGATCCGACGGGATCACCAGATCGACATCATTAGCGATCACCTGGACGATGTCGCCGACCTTCCAGGTCCCGAACGTCGCCTCCGGATGCGCCACGTCAACGTCAGCGGTCAACGTGACAAGCGCCCGCGCGTTGCGCGCCGCGCCGGCCTCGGCGGCGGCGAACAGGGCGGCCGCGTCGGTCGTGTCCTTCTGCGCCAGGACCACCTCGAGCATCGGGCCGGTCAACGGGCCGTCCGCCGACTGCAACGCTGGCGTCGTGCTCGTGCTCGCACCCGCGACCCACGCCCGGCGCGCACGGGCGGTGCCGTCACGCGACACGCCGGTGATCGTGATCGCCTTGCCGTGCTCCCACGTCTGATCGAGCACGACGCCCATGCGCGGATACCAAAAGTCGACGGTGCGGGTCACCTCGGCGCCCGGGCTGCCGTGCGCGCCCCAATCAAGCGTGAGGGCGAAGTCGAACCCGTCACTGAACGCCGAGAGTTTCTGCAACTGGGCGAGGATCGACGTCAACTGTGTTGGTGTCCACGCCAGGTTGCGGAGGATGCCAGTCGACGGGCCGGGCAGGCTGCGGGTCGTTGCCCCGAAGTCGGGTGCGTGAGCGACGAGGAAACCGGCGAGGTCAACCTGCTCCATCGCGGTGATCGTCGACGTGTCATGCAGGAACACGCGGGCGAGGTAGCCGATGAGCTCCGGGCCCGACAGCTCCCACCCTTTCGACGACCATTTCGACGACTCGACCACCCCGCCGAACAGGGGAGGGTCGTCGCCGTACCCGACGTAGATGACCGATTCCCACTCGTCGAGAAGCTGGCCGAGGCGCGGGTCGCCAGTCTTCACGGTCGCGGACCAGGTGCCGGCCCGGTCAAGTATCGGCGTCCATGACGCGGCGGTGAGTTCCACCTCGTCAACGACCTGCAAACTGCCGACCGAACCAATGTAGTAACGCAGCCCCTTCGGTCGGCGGGGCGTGAAAACGGAGGGGACGATATGCACGGCGGGCACGACGGACGTGTACCGGTAATGGTCGGGTGCGCTGATCGCCGACGTCGCGACCGGGGTCGTGACGCGCACGTCGATCGTGCCCGGCGCACCCGCGGGCGCGACCGCGGTGATCTGTGTGTCCGCATCGACCGTGAACACGGACGCGGGTGTCGTGCCGAACGTGACGTCGGTGGTGCCGGTGAATCCGACGCCGGTGATCGTGACCGACGTGCCACCCAACTGGGGCCCGTTGTTCGGTGCGAGCGCGGTAACCACCGGCGATGTCGGCGGGGTGACGCCGCCGAGATGATCGAGGACGAGCGCGTCGCCGGACCCGTCGATGAGGAGATGATCGCCACCCGGATCGATGAGGAGAAAGTCGTCGGGCATCTCTACGATCCGAAGTCCGAGTAGAGGCGGCCGGGCCCGCCGAACAGGTCCGCGTAGGTGACGACACGACCGTTGAGGCCGTAGAAGTTGAGCGACCCGGCCGCGACGATCACCACGTCCGTCTCGGATGACGTGTCGTAGGTCGACGAGCCGCCGTAGCTGGCGGTCACGTTGTAGATGCCGTTCGTGAGCGTGCCGCCGGGGACGGTGAGCGTCGCGGTCGCCTGATTCGGTCCGGACGGTACAAGAGTGCCCGCGCCGAGGATGTCGACACCGTCATCGAACATGACCGGGCCGGTCGGCGCGCCGTGCGTGAAGTCGCCGGTCACGGTCGCGGTCAACACGAGCGGTGTCGCGGTTGTCGGTAGCGGGTTCGGTGATGCGACGAGCGCGGTGACCGTCGCGGGCAGGTCCGGGACCTGCGAATCGATCGCGCCGGTCCACCGGTTCCCGGAGATCGCCCAGTGTGTGACCCATGCGGGCGGCGGATCCGCCCACGGTGGCGGACCGCCCGGCCAATACAGCCCGTAGGAGCCGGTACCGGCGTTCGGTGTGCCACCCGGGTGCGTTTTGAACGCGTGACGGTTGCCGGTGATCGTGACCCGATCCCATGACGACTCGATCAGCGGCTCGAGACGGCCGGGCTTGACGCCCGCACCGTCGTAGAGCTTCCCGGACGTGTTCACGTTGTCGACGACGGTGAGGCCCGTGCGCGGCATCATCGTGCCGGCCGTGTCGGCCTTCCCGCGGCCGCACGCCATGTGCATGTGACCGAAAACGATCGTGTTCGAGTCGAGCGTCAGGTCACGCCACCGGGCGAACGGGCCGAGCTGCCACGGCTGATTCGTGAGCGTCATGAGCGCCGGTTGCGACAGGCGCAGCCAGCCGGCGTCAAGGTTCACCTCCTTGACGTAGGTGCCGTCGGGCAACGCCGGCGTCGAGATGAGCGCCTGGCCGGCGTCGTAATACTTCGACTTGTGCGTCGTGAACGTCACGAACGGCGACCCGACCGTCGTGTTCAGGTCGGTTCCGGTCGTCGGCGGCGCGTACTTGCCGCCTTCGCTCGCGATGGACAGGAACCCGTAGCCGCTTTGCGACAGCGTGTTCCGGTGCAAGGTGACGCCGAGCATCACACCCCACGGTGTCTCCGAGTCGAAAACCTGGTGCCGGCACCCGGAGATGTTGCAGTCCTCGACGAGCATGTCGACCGCGTCCTGACAGGTGATGCCCTGCCGGCCGCATTTCGTCATCGTGACCCGCAGCACCTGCAGATCCCAGTTATGGAAGTCGGCGAGAACATTGAACGCCGGCTTCGGACTGCGGACGTTCGTGTAGAGGAAGTCGCCCCATATCGTGCGGATCTCGAGGTCTTGGATCGTGCACGCGCGCGAGCCGCCGACCGTGATCCCATGCCACGGCTCGCGGCCGGCCTGCACACCGTCGGCGGTGTGATTGCCGAGACGGTTGCCGCCCTGGATACCACCGCCCGGTCGTGAGGTGAGGATCCGTACCCGGGTCGTGAGGCCCGCACCCCACGTTCCCGGAACGAACGTGTTCCCGGTCGCGACCGGCCAGAAGCCGGGCGACTGGATCGCGAGCATCGCGAACCCGAACGCGCGGCGCGGCTGCACCATGTAGTCGGTGAAGTGGATCACCTGCCCGACCGTCGTGTATTGGGGCGCCGTCTTCATCGTGATCTTGCGGTGTGCGGTGTCGACACCCCATGTGACCGTGTCGATCGCGAAGTTGGTCGGGATGACCGTGGGGCTTCCACCGCCCGCCTTCGCGGGGTTGTAGAAGACGATCGTCGCGTCGACCCACGTCGAATCCGCGGTGACGGTCAGCGCGGTCACGTTCGGGCTACCGACCGTGAGCGTCCCGTCGAACAGGACGGTCGCGCCGCCGACGAGCGTCGCTTTGAGCGGTACGACGCCGCCGAGCTGCGCGTTCTGTGACGCGACGAACGCCGTACCCGATTGGGACAGCACGGTCGTCGTGACTGGCGTCACCCCCACCTTGAGCGGGAACGGGGCCAGCACGAACGACGCGGCGAGTTTCCCGGCCGCCCATGCGAGATCGACGACGTTCGTCATCTGCTGATCGGCGACCGTGCCGTCGTGGAGCGTGAGGACCGCGGTCGTGACGGTCCCGATCGCGGCGATCGGCAGGTTCGCGGTCGGGGAGCTCGACAAGGTTCCGTGTGCCGCATCGACGACGGTGCCGACGTATGCGGGGAACGGGATGCCGGCGAGGTCGTCGGTGATGAGCCGCCCGACGTCGGCGCTGGTGAGCGCGGCGGTCGCGCTCGAGAAGTTCGCGGACGCGGCCGCGACGTGACCGTCCGCTGCGGTGATGCGCGTCGCGGCACCTCGATATATCTGGACGTTCGTGATGTCTTTCGACCCTTGGGTCGTGTCGCCGATGATCCAGAAGTATTTGTTGCCGTTGTTCTGTGACCAGTTCTGCTGGAAGGTCGCACCGTTGCGGTCGAGGTCGAGATCGGACCAGAAGTGCGCCGGCATGGCGGGCCATACGACTGTTCCCGACCCGTTCTTCACCGCCGTACCCGCAGCCGCGCGACCGACCCGCAGGCCGGACTCGAGCGGATAGATCGCGTCGGCGGTGAGAAGCACCCGGTTCGGGTCGCCGAGCACACCAGACGCGACGGGCGGGCACGTGACCGCCTGCGTGACCCACGACCCGTTGGGAGTCGTGTCGAGCACGGTGACGGTCGACGAGCCGAACACGGCAGCGACGGTGTGCGCGACGCCGCCGACCTTGATTGGGATAGCGCCGGTCACGCGTGCCGGGTTCGACAGGGTGATCGTTGCGCCCGCGTACGACGAGACGGTCGTGCCCGCGAGGAAGTAGAGGGCGCTCGTCCCGTTCGTGAGCCAGTAGTTGAGCGGGTCGGATACGTCCGCGAACCAGGTCACGATCTGATCGGCGATCGTCCAGCGCGATTTGCCGCCGAGGGTCACGGTGCGGGCGCCGCCGTTCATCGTCTGCACGTAGCCGGCGCCGTCGTCGATGAGGTACCCCTTCGGCAAGGGCGGTACGCCGACGGTGAAGTCGCCAGAGAAGGCGGTCATGCCGCCGAGCCATCCGGCCTTCGGTGTCAACGGGTTCCCGAGCACGTCGCGGACGTTCGACAGGACGGCGGAGTCTTTCGTCAGGTCCGCGAGGAAGTAGTCGGTTCCGCCGATCCAGTCGGACGCGACGGTGAGGCCCGGCGGCGGCGCGATGAAGTTCGGATGGCCGGGCAGGAGATGGTCGTAGCCGAGTGCGTCGGTCACGACAAATGGGACCGGCCAGGTCGTCCCCATTAGAACGGCGTCTTCGGCGTCCGAATCAGTAGGGCCATCGCCCGGCCCGACGTCATCGAGATCGGGAAACTACCGGCGCCGGGCGCGAGGAAGTGCTGCATTCGGAAGTCGATGAGCAGATCGTTCGCGGTGATGTCCGCGACGGTGAACGTGCCCGCACCGCCGCCGTCGTCGTTCACTTCCGTCGCCGAAGAGATCGGGCCCCACCGGACCGCGCCCGTGCAGAACTTCGATTCGATCTTCGCGATGACGTGCGTCGTGTCGAGGATCATGCACACCGCCCGGAAGGTGAGCGTCTTCGTCGCACCACCGCCGAGTTGCATCACCCCGCCACCTTCGGCATCGGAGCCGAGGATGAAGAACCCTTCGACTTCGCGGGTCGCGCCCGACGAGTTGACGGAGGTCACACCGAGCTCGAGGATGAACCCGTCGCCCGGCTTCATCGTGCCGGCCGGGGCGACGAAACCGCCGTCGAGCATCGACTGTTTCGCGATCGCCGTCGCGGGCGACCAGGTCGCCCCGACACCGAGGCCGAGCTGCGTGCCGGTCAGCTTGAGCGACTGAATCGCCGCGGCGGCGTCGGCGAGCGAACCGGTCGGCGCGATGTCCGACGCGAACGCCTGGTAGAAGGCGACCGCGTCGGCGGTCAGCGCGTTGAGCTCAACATGGCCGGCGGTGTGATGGCCCGCATGCACGGCCGGTGTCGCCGGGTCGGTGTCCCTGACGATCGGCAACGCCGACGCCGCGGCCGGATAGTTCGCCTGGATCGTGCCCGACGGTGCGACGACGTTGTTGGTCTGCGCCCACACGAGGTTCGTGGTCCCAACCGTGATCGGGGCGGGTGTCGTCTGCAGCCAGAACGTCGACGCCTGCGTCGTCCCACCGAGGACGTAGACGACGGCGAGGGCGAGCTCACCGGACGTGTCGGCGTCGGTGGAACGGGTCGGCGCGCCTGACGCGTTGACCGTATAGAGGCCATCCTCGGCTTTGGCAACCTGATCTTTGATGAGGATGCGGTCATCGGTATGGATCGTGACCCCGTCGATCGTCGAGCCGTTGAAGAACGAGGAGGACAGGGTGCCGGGCCCGGCCGTCGCCGCGACGGCCTGCACCTTCCACTGGTAGCCGGGTCCGGCGAGGCCGAGGACCGTCGCGAGCGGCACCTTGACGGCGACGCCGCCCTGTTCGATCGCGATGAGCTCCGAACCGTCGAGCGTTGCCGCCGCGTCGAGCTCGTGGAACTGCCTATTCGCCATTGGTCCCCTACTCGAACGTCACACAGAGGTAGGCGGTCGAGTCGCCGTCGACCCGGATCGCGCCAGAACCGGACACGTTGTTCGCGAAGACGCGCATCACGACCGACGTGCCGGCGAGGGATGAGCAGTCGACGTCACCCTCGAGCACGAGCGTCTGGCCGGTCGCGGCGGTGACGAGCATGTTATCCCATCGGATGCGGGCGCCCGCGTCGACCGCGAGCGTGTCGAGCTGCAGCTCGACCGCGGTATTGCAGACGCTGGTCACGGCGTAGACCTTTTCGATCACGGCTCGCAGATGCGCGCTTGTCGCCCAGGCGGGCACGCTGACCGTTTTGTGCAGGCCGACCGGCCATGTCGCGTTGCTGGCCGACTGTTCGACGCCGGACGGCTTGTAGCGGACGGAGTCGCGGGTGCGGGGCTGTGCTGCGAACAGTGGGAGGGCGCGGCGGGTGATGTCATCGGAGATGAACGTCGTTTGCGCCGCCCGCCGTTTGCATTCGGCGAGGACGAGGAACTGGCCGCCCGGATCGGCTGGCGCGGCACCGCCGGGCGTGCCGGGGATGATCGCGTAGACGGCGTCGTTGTCGCCGCTCGAGTCGAGCTCGTTGTCGCGTACGTGGAGGCAGAGGAGGTCGATCGTGTCGAGCGATCCGTCCGCGGCGCCGAAGCCGGTGACGACGGTCGTCGCGTTCTCGTGCGCGAGATGAAAACTGGACGCGGTCGAGTCGGTCGCGATGATGCCATACCCGCCAGCACAGGTGACGGCGAAGCCGCCTGCGCCGCCCGCGGTGACGACCAGATCGGCCGCCGAGGCCGCGAAGCCGATGGACGCGCCACCAGCGAACAGCGGCAACTGGGGGCCGGACGCGAGGCGTGCGAGGACCGCGAGGATGCCCCGCAGGTCTGACGCCGTGTAGATGGGTCCGGCCTCCTCGGCGAACAGGACTCGGTCAAGACTCATAGCTCTCCTTGGTCATCTACCTGAACCACGCGTCTCTCCAGCAGACCTGCATGACGGCCGACCCGTTCAGGGCCGAGAACGCGAGTGATGTGACGCCCGACGGCAGATCAATCCACCGTGAGCCGGGCCGATGCACCCACTTCGACGCGAGGGTCGCCCCGTCCGGTAGCTGATCGACGGGCGCGTCGAGCGCGAGCCCACTGATAGGACCCAACTCGAACGGTCCGCCCGGCATCGTGAACACGATCCCTTCACCCATGTCGACAATCAGATGGGTGCCCGCAGTGAGGACACCGTCCCAGCGGAACTCGAGGTCGCGGGCGTTGTCACGCACGATGAGCGGACCGACCGTGTCGGTGAGCGCAATGAACCGCACGACCGGCCATGTTGTTGACGTTCCGACGTTCATCACGTCGGTGGGGCCGGTCGAGTCGGAGGTACCGAACCCGAACGGGAACCCGAACGGGAACCCGAACCCGGCGCCGGTCACCCCTGCGATGCCGGCGGCGAGGTTCGGGAGTTGGCTGTAACGGACCGGGTGCGTCGCCTCGAACAGAAGCTGCGTGTAGATGATCGACGACCGCACGTGCTTCTCGTCCTGCATCGTGTCGCGCGGCTTACCGCGGTACGCGTATTGCTGGCCGATCGGGTCAGTCACATACAGCCAGGCGGGGAGCGTGCGTGGCGCCCATGCGCCGAGGAGCGCGTCGAGTTCGTGTTCGGCGTTTTCGGGTGTGTCGGTGAGGATCTCGATCGGACAGTTCACGTAGATCGTCGACAGCATGTCGGGACGGCGCGAGATAGCACCTGCGCGCAACGGTCGTGAGGTGTCGTCCTTGCGGATGGGTTGGCGGCGGATTGATACCGGGTCGGGGCCGATCTGTGACAGGCGTGCACTGCCGACGTGATGCAAGATCGTGGTCCCCGCGGCCGGGTCGTAGTCGCCGATACCGATTTCCCATGCGCCTGTCGGGGCGAGACTCGTTTCGGTCATGCGGGCAACCTCAGATCCCACGCGATGCGATGCGCGGTCTCCGCGGCCAAGTGTTCGGGGTCGAGGGCTTGGAAGATCGCACCCCGGAAGTCGAAATGGGAGCCGGTCGCGCTCGACGGAGACGTCGACGTCGAACGGTCGGCGTGTGAGGGCGTCGACGTGGCGGTCGATGCGGACGCGTGCGCTTGGGAGAGGCTCACCGTTGACGTACCGAGCAGGTGCCGCGATTGGGGGTTGGACAGAATCTCCACACCGCCGGTGGGGAGGCCGCGCGCGAGCTCGAACCCTTCCTCCCCGACGGTGAAAACCTCGTTCGGGCCGCCGATCCCGCCCGCAGCGTTCGCCGCGGTGCTCTGATTCCCGTGCGGGTGCGCGGCGTTCGACGCAGCACGTCCCGCCGACGTGCTGAGATCCACGACCTGACCGCCGACGATACCGACGTTCGAGCCGGCGAAGGCCAACGCCGACATTGCGACCAGCTTTGCCTTGGCCGCGTTGATCGCCGGGTCGAGCGCAGCCGCGAGCAGGGGCTCCGTATCGACCACGGACTGCAGGCTCTCGACGTAGGTGAGCATGCCGGCCGCGACCGAGCCGGTCGACTTTTCTATGGCCTTGCCGGCGTTGGTCGCTTCGGCTTGGGCGGCGGTTGCGGCCGCGTCGAGTTTCGTCTGGAAGTTGTCGAGCGCGGCGGCGGCTTTCGCGGGACCGCCCCCCGAGCCGGACGATGCGACGAGGGACCCGTTCAACTCGTCCTGGGCGCGTTGCAGCGCGAGGGCGTGCGTGGCGACCTGATCCTGCACGTCGCGCACACCGTTGAGGGCACTCGTGACGGCGTCGCTCGCACTCTGCCCGGCGGTGAGCGCGGTGGTGAGCTGATCCTGCGCGGCTTTCGCTTCGGCCGACGCTGGCGGGAACCCTTGGACGGTGCCGGTGTAGATGCGCTGCGCCTCGGTCTGCGCGACCGTCACGTCATGGTTGCGTAGGCGGGCTTCGGCGAGCGCGATCTCGGCCCGCTGAATCTTCTCGTTATCGGACGTCTGCGTCGTCGCCGACAACGTCTTGGCGTCCTGCAACGTCTTCTCGGCAGTCGCGACCTGAGCCGCGGCGGTCGCCTTCGTCGTCGCGAGGTTCGTTTCCGCTACCGCGATCGTCGCCGGGTTGAGGTTCGCGGCCCGGTATTCGGCGAGCTGCTGTTCCGCCTGCTGTACCTGCTGTGCGGCGGTGGTCTGCGCCGCGCCGGCGGCGGTGGAAGCGGCTGCGACGGCCGCCGCGTTGGTTGCCGCGTCGGTCTTCGGTGCCGCGCGGGCAGCGCCGAGCGCGAGTTCGGCGTCGTGGACGTCGAGCACCGCGGATTGGGCGTCGAGGCGCGCTTTAGTCAGGCTCTCTTGCGCGTCTTGCGCCACTTTCGTATCGGCTGCGACGCCATGAAGCACAGAACGCAGATTCGATTCGGCAACGATGACGTCCGCGGCCGCGATCTTCTCCGCCGTCCGGGAGGCGGTGAGCTGCTCGTTCGCTTTTTGGAGATTGAACGTCTCGTCGTGCACGGTCTTGAGCGCGTCTCGAAGGGCAAGCTCCTTTTGTTGCTGATCGAGCGCAGCCTGCGCGGCGGTCGTGTGCGCCCCACCCCCACCGCCACCACCCGACGATGCTGCGGTGCCGGCGGTGTGCAACGCGGCGAGCGCGCTCGTCAGATCGGACGTGACCTTGTGCGAGTCGATCGCGCCCTGAGTCGCTGCGAACGACTCGGCTTCCATCGAGGCGAGCGCGCTCGCCGCATTGGACGCGCTCTGTGCGACCCCTTCGATCGCGGCCTGCTCCGCCGACAGCGCGGGAGCGTGACCGGCCGCGGCCGCGGTGCCGGCATCGGTCGCCGCGTTGACCTGGTTCTGAGTGTCGGTCTGAGCGGTGGAGGCGGCGGTGACCGCAGCCTTGTCGTCGGCGAGTCGTGCGGTCGCAGCCGAGTTGCCTTCCGATGAGAGCACCAGGTCGTCCGCATACTGCTTCTGCGCCGCGGAGAGCTCAAGCGTCTGGACCCCGGAGGCGCCGTACTGCTTCGTGAGCGCGTCGAGGGTGGCGATCGCGTACCGTTCCTCGTCGGTCGTCATCCGCACAGCCGTCGCGTACTGGCTGTTCGTCACCTTGAGCGCGTCGAGCTGCTCCTGCGACATTTGCGACGCTTTGGCTGATCCGACGAACCCGGCGGCGAGCGCGCGTTCGGTGTCGAGCGTCATCGCCTCTTTCGAGGCGAGGAGCTGGCTCGCGGTCGCGCCGTCGCGCAGTTCCTTCGCGTAGTTCGCGATGTCTGCGGCAGCCTGCTTGCCGGCGTTGTTGGTCGAGAAGCTCAGATCGAGGGTCTTCGGGACGACGATACGGGCGATGTCCGCCTGCGCAGCCTTCGCGGCCGCGCCCATGTCATTGAGGGCCTTAGCGTCCGCCTCGATCGCCTGGGTCGTCTGATTGTTGTCGCCCCAGTGGAGTGCGATGACCCCGGCCGCGGTCGCGAAGGTCGCGGCGACGACGCCGACGGTCGCGATGACCGGCAGAAGGGAAGCGTCGAGAGCTGACCCGGCGACTGCTGCGCCACCTTCGGCTTCGGCGAGCGTCCCAATGCCGAGCGCCGCGAACGCCGAACCTTCACCGGCGGTCGCGGCAGCCATGCCGACACCGGTCTGCGCGGCGGCGTCGATGTCGGCCGCGAGCGCGGCGGTCATCTCCGCGGATTCGAGATTCGCCGTCGCGAGGGCGTCCGCCTCGTCGAGCGCGATCTGCTGCGCGTCCGCTGCGGTCTGCGCCTCGGTGGCGGTCAGGAGCCCGGCCTTCGATGCGGCTCGCCGCTCTTCCGCGGTGGTGAGAACGACGGTCGCGTCCGCGGCCGCGTAGGTACGGGCGATGAGGAAGTCATCCGCGGCTGCGGACGCGGTGGCAGCGTTGACGCGCGCCGCCGCGAGGGCCTGCTCTGCGGCGATGCGGACGGAGGACGTCGTGATCGTCTCCGCCGCGTCGGCGCTCTCGGCCGCGATCGCCGCGAACGTCGACGCGGTGCGCTGGTCGATCGCGGCCTGCACGATCCCTTCGGACGTGACCCGCTCCCCGGCCGCCGTCGCCGCGGTCTGCGCCGCCGCGACGTTCGCGGCTGCTTCCGCTTCGGCGGCGCTGGTCGTGAGCCCGAGGGTGCTGGCGACGCGCCCGTAGGTGGAGACGACCCCCTCGCCGACCGAGATCAGTTTCTCTCCGGCGAGGAACACGAGCGGGATCGCCGCGCCCACGAGTACGAGCCGGCCGGTCCAGCCGTCCGTTGCGGCGTTGATCGACTGGAACGTGTTGACACCGGCGAGGAGGCCGGTGACGAGATGTTCGACCTGGGGGATGATGAAGTTACCGATCCCGACGCCGAGGTCTTGACCGGTCGCGGACAGCGTCTTGAGTGACCCAGCGAACGTATCGGCAGCGGCGGCGGCCTGGCCGCCGTAGAGCTGCGTGATGAGGTTGACCGCGTCGGCTTCGGAGTGGATTGAGTTGACCTGAGTTTGTGACAGGCCGATCAAGCGGCCGAGGAGCGTGTACCGGCCGCCCTCGACGCGCACCAGCGCAGTCGTAGCGGCCTCGAGCGACGTGTGCCGGCCGGCGGCGAGGTTCGCGACCGCGGCCTCGTCGGCGATCGCTTTCGACGCGGAGCCGGTGACCGGGATCAGCTTCGAGATCGAGTCTTCGGTCTGCGCGTGCGTGAACCCGTACTTCTCCATCGTTTTTTCGGTGGAGGAAAGCTGCTTGTCGTACTCGGATTGTTGGTGGCCCGAGTCGAGGATCGCCGTGTCCATCCGGGCATGCGCCGTCTCGAACGTGTCCGCGAGATGGACCGCTTCGACGCCGACGGTCGCGAGCGCGAGCCCGCCGACAACTGCTTCCTTTTGGCCCAGGTTCGCGAGGCTTTGCCCGAACGAGGTCGCTTTCGTCTGGGTCGCGTCGAGACCCTTCGACACCGCCGCGAGCGCACCACCGAACGGCAGACCGAAGGTCGCGAGCTGACCGTCCACGCTACGCGCGATGGTGCCGATCCGCGACAGGCCGCCGACTGACTGCGCCGCGGTCTGTTCGACCTTGCCGCCCAGCACACCGAGCGACGACGCCGCGGCGGTGCCGTAGTTCGCGACCTCACCGGTCAGACCCCGAAGCGCGGCCTGACCGGCATTCGTCGACGCGTTGACTTTCGATTCGACCGCCGTCAGGCCGGGGAGGATCTGCGCTTCGGCTTGCGCCGCGAATGTCGGCGACGCGATCGGCCGCAGCTCGATATAGGCGCCGCCGACAATGTCGCCGAGTCCGGTCACGCGCGGACCTCGATCCCGGCGGTCACACGAACCTCACGTCCGTGTCAGGGTCGGAGAGCGCCTGGTGAATGCGGGCTTGGCGTGCGAGTTCGGGGTCGATGGAACACTCGAACGAGAACCGGTCCTCGGCGCTCATGTGTTCGGTGACGATCCCGAAGATGACCATCATTGCGCGTCGGGCTCCGATGTCGAGGAGTCGGATACCTCGTTGTTCGCATCGCCATTCGAGCCATCCCCATTCGTCGACGGCGGCCCGTCCGAGAGTGCGGACGCGTCCAAAGGGAGCGCGGTGCCTCCTCGGACGACGTAACCGCACAACTCGTCGAGGACGTCGGACGTGATCCGGGACGCGGAGACGGCGTTCGCGATCGACGTGATGGTCGCGGTGACCTGCGCGAGCGCGAGCGCCTGATCTGCCGCGGCGATCGTCTCCTCGTCGGCGCCTTCGGCGCGCAGGCCCTCGACCTTGCGTTGCTCGATCCCGACCTGACGTTGGCGGGCGAGATCATCGGCGGAACGGTCAACGCACGCTTCGAGGAGTGCGATGCACGCGCGCGCGTACCCGGTCGTGAGGCCGAAACGGCCGGTATCGACCCAGCGCAGGATCGGGCCGACCGGGATCGGGACGTGGACGGTGAACGTCTCGGCGGCGAGGGTGAACGTGCTGGCTTCGGTCTTGTCGATCTCCGCTATCGCGGCGTCGAAGTCTCGGTGTTCGGACATGGTGGGCGACTCGTTTCAAGGTCGATGCGGCGCGCGCCATGAAGGCGCGCGCCGCGGAGCGGACAGCATCGGGAAGTTCGGCTGGGCGGATCAGGCGGCGCGCGTTGCTGCGTCGAACAGCGCGAAGAACGGGTCTTGGCCGGTCACGCCGTACGCGGTGAACTCGATGTTCAACACGGCGAGGTCCGCGGTCTTCGTGCGGCGCGGGATCGTGAGCGCGGACGTGTTGAGGCAACGGCGCCACACGCGACGTTCGTCGCCCGGGGTGGATTCCCAGCCGACCGCGACGTACAGCTCGCCACCGATCTTGAGCGGCGTCACCTTCGTTGTCGCGCCGGCCGTGGCGATCGTGCCGCCGTTCATCGCCCGCTTGTAGTTCAGGGCGGTCATCTGTGCGGCGGAGAACATCACTGACGCCTTACGCGACGACGTGATGCCCTTGATCGGGTCGAGGACTTCCTCGACGATCGCGTCGACGATCGTCTGCGTGAGCTTCTCCTGCACGCCGTCTTTCGTGAACCCGATCTCGACCCAGCCCGCGTCCCACGCGGTTGTGCAGTCGGTCGGTTCCACCGCGCCGACAGCCCCGAGGAGGAGCCGGCCGGAGCCGAGTTGTGTCTGGTCTACGTTCCCTGCCGGGGTGCCCATGGTTCTGTCTCCCTGATCTATTGCGCTACCGCGGCTGACTGCCACAGTCGGAACCGCGCCCCGACGAGATACCGAGCGAACTCGGCCTTTTCGTTGGGCCGCCACAACGGGCCGAGTGTGACGTCGCCTCCGTTGCATGCCACCCCGGGAGCGAACCGTTGTCCGCTCACGAGGTTCACCACGGCCGAAGCGATACGCCATGCGATCGCGGCCGCAGATTTCTTGTTACGCCCGTAGGCGTCGAACTGGATGACCGGCATCGTCTGACCCCGAATGTCGGAGTCGACACCCGCGTCGATGAGATGGATCGCGACGAACTCGCGGGGGATCTGCTCCCCGCGCGGGAGGCCGATGAACACCTTCCCCGACGCGAGTGGCCCAAGGTCGAGGGTCTGCGCCCACTTCGCCGCGGCCCAGTCCGCGTCGACAAGCTGCAGCAGGTCGGGCATCAGCCGGCCGCCGCCGCGAGCGCGGGCCGAAGGTACGGCTGCGGGGCCATGAACCGCGTGCCGAACTCGACATAGCCCGCGTACTCGACGTTTGACCCGACGAGCGCGTACGCGCCTTCGGCGTCGACACCCATCTCGTGGTCGATCGACGCGCGGAGGCGGCCGGTGTCGACCGGGCAAAGTTGCGTCGCGCGGTTCTGCACGCGGAGCGCGGCCCGTTCGAGCTCAAGTGCGACGGGCCCGTCGATCCTGACCGCGAGCGCCATGACGGCGAGCTGGTCGATATGGACGGCAGGCACGGCGCCAGCAAACCACACGCATGTCGTTTGCGGGGGGACAGACGGGGCGCGGAACGGCCCGCCGGGGCGGCTGTGAGGCTTTAGCGGCGGGCCGTTCGTGCTGCAAGGACCCGGCGATCGGAGTATGCGGAGTCGGCCTCCGATCGACCAGGCTCAGACGATCGTACGCGCGCCCTGAGACAACACCGTCAGGTCCGGGCGCATCGACAACCACACGCCGCGTGCGGCCGCTGAGGGTGCATTCCGATCCAACAGAGTCCGCAGACCGCGCGGATCGGGACGAGCGGGCCCGGTGGGGGAGGAAGCGGAGACGTCACAGCAGCGTCGCGTCCGGTCGAATCGTGCGCGCCTTCGCCTTGCGGAACACCAAAAGCGTGCTGTAGTTCCGGCGCGCGTGCACCTGTCGGGTACCGGCGGGCTGCTCGCGGTGGCCGAGGATCAAGAACGCGTCCACGAGCCGCAGCCCGAGCGTCTGTGCGTGCCCGGTGAACTCGTGGGTCTGCCAGCGGACCTTCCCGCCGTTCACCTGGTCCTGACACTTGACGAGGAGATGCCCGTCGAGCGCGAGCACCCGTTTGCATTCGGTGATCCCGTCCCGGATGAGCTGATGTCGGCCGTCGCGCGTGTCGACGACGTCCACGCCATAGGGGGCATCGACCTTGTCGGTCGGGGTGCCATTCAGCTTGTAGGGCGGATCGAAGGCGATCGCGTCGAACGACTCGTCGGGGTGAGGAAGATGGCGGAAGTCGACACCGTCGGTCTTGAGGTCATGCGCGACGAGCCCATCGGGACACCACGCCGTCCACCACTTGCCGCGGCCGTAGGTGGGGTCGAGGACGCGGCCGGTCAGGTAGCCGAGCCGAGCACAGTCCGCGATCAGCTCAGCATTCGTCGCCCATGCCTGCGCGGCGAGGATCGTCTCCGTCACGCCGAGACGCGCTCGAGCTCGGGTCGCGCGCCGACGTACCCGTCGCGCGCCCATTTGTACCGGGCGGTCGCGAGGCGGATCCGGTCGAGGTCGTCGTCGACGCGCGGCCGTGCGAGGTACCGGCAGCGAGGCTGATCCGCAATGTTGGCGGTGCCTCGTTCTGCTGGTGGGAGACGGTTCACGAGCCCGACCGACACGAGCGCGTCGAGGAGCAGCCTCGTTTTGCGGTGCGAGATGGTGCCGTCGCGCATGGCGCCCAGCTTGACGACGACGTCGTGACAGGTTGACGGGCCCGACGCGTCGCGCAGAGCGACGAGGACCGTGAGGGCGCCGACCTTCATCGTGCGGCCTCGCCATCCCCGCATATTGGGCGCGCGGCGGCGAAGCACTCAGCGCAGTTCTGCTGCACGACGCCCGGACCGAACACGCCGCCGCCCACGCTCCATCCGCGAATATCGGCCTCCTCGATCACGGCCCACGTCTCGGGGTCGCGCCGATCGAATCTCGTCAAGCCGCAGAGCGTGTCGCCTGGCGTGCCGCCGTTCTCGGATCGGCGAACGAGGTGCGTTGTCTGCACGTTCGGCCCGGTCGTCGTTCGTAGCGGAGCGGTCCCGTCAGGCACGATCGCGGTCACGCCGTTCAGTATGCCTGCACCCTGAGACACGTCAGTCGATCACGTAGAACTCGTCGCCGACCGGCCGCACGTGTGCGAGCGGCACCGACGAGCGCGACTCGGTGCCGTGCCAGTCGACGAGGACCTGCAGCTCGTCGCACTCGACCCGCGACTGTTGGATGCCCCGGTAGAACCGCCACGCGGTGTGCGACACGGAGTGGACGTGGCCGACCGCGTTGCGGCGGTGGATGATCGCGCCGGCCGGGATGGTGACGGTCGTGTCACCCATCACGCGACCGCCTGGAGGACTGCGCTGGCGGCGTCTTGGAGCCAGCGGGGGGTGAGGTCGTAGAAGTCGGGGCGGCTGCAGGCCCGGCGGATCAGCACCAGCGACGCCTCGAGCAAGGCTGCCTTCTCGATCGCCTTGACCAGCATGACGTTGAGCCGGTCGGGGTCGTCGAGCAGCTCGAGGGCGCTGTCCAGGTTGCCGACCTCGGCGACTTCGAGCGCGAACGGCACGTACTGCACCTCCCACGGGGTCCCTCGGGTTTCGAGCCGTTGGACCCGCCAGAGGCCGTCGTCGGTCGTCGCGAGCCAACACTCGGCCCGGGTGCCCGACGTGGGGTCGTTGTGCCGCCGGAACGTCTGGAGGTAGTGCTTCGTGATCGTCGGGGCGGTCATGACTGTGCCGCCTTCAAGCGTGACGCCGCGGCCCGGTTGAACGAGCCGCGCTCGTCCTGGATCGCGCACGCGAGCACGTAGGCCGCGTTGAACGTCGCCTCGCCGACCCACTCCGGCCAGGTCGGGCCGTCGTATTCGGCTTTCGTGCGCGGGCAGTCGTGGTCGCACGCGTAGCTGTAGCCGAAGCAGCGGTTGAACGCGTTGTCCGGGTGGAGCATGCACTTCGTCGAATGCTCCGGCCATGCCGCTTCGATGCCCTGCTGACGCAAGATCGACTGGGCGAGCGCCAGCCGGTGCGTCGTCCGGGCGCACTCGATGTCGTAGGTCCGGCCCTTCTTGACGAGCCGACCGCCGTTGGTCAATGTCATTGCGTCTACCTCCCTGAACCCCCTGTCCCTCAAGGGTATAGGACAACTATACCAGACGGGTGGGCGGGAAGCAATCAGGAATGTGGGCCCGGGGTCATGCCGTCGACGCGTTCGAGGTCGCCGATCGTCCGGTCGAGCATCGGAGCGAACGTCGACTGGCGGGCCACGCACCACCTCACCCGGTAGGTGAGGCCGGTCAGTTCGTCGTCGACCCAGTCGTCTTTGCGGAGATCGCACGGGTCCGCCGAGAGCGCGACGGCCATCTCGGGGAAGTTCGCGCCGTCGCGGAAGTCGCGAAACTTCGAGACGAGGATCTTGCCGATGTTCGCCGGGATGCCCGTCGCGACGACCTTCGTGCTCTCTGGGTCTTCCCACGGATCCGACCACGCGTCCTGATCGTCCGGGGCGCCGTCGGCGTAGTTGTTGGGCCGGCGGATCGTGATCGTCGTCACTGGCAGGGGGATACTCATGACGGGCCGATCCCAGTCGCGATGCCGTCGTGGTCGTCGCAGCCGCGCGCGCAGCGCCGGTAGACGCCGGGCCCATACGCGACCCGCTCGTCGACGGTGCCGGCGAGGAGCAGCACGGCCACTGAGTCGAACCCGCAGGTGGGGCATTGTTCGTCGGGAAGCCGGGCCACGATCTCGACCTTGATGACAACGGCGACCGGGTCGCCGACCTTGTGCTCGCGCGGTTCGTTCATAGCTCGAACGGGAAGTTGGGCGGCAGGTCGTCGAGCCACCGGGGCAGGTCATCGTTCTCGACCCGCTGCGACGGAAGCTGCGGATTGTCGTGCATGCCGAGCCGGAAGTAGGGGCCGTCATCGACCGCGGTCAACCCGAGGCCTAGCGGGACACCCTTGAATGGTGCGAGCCCATCGACGCGTTCCGCCTGCCGGTCGAGGTCCTGACCCATGGCCTCGAAGTGTTCGAGCTGCGTCGCGAGGGACGCCTTCGCGTCCCCGTCGGCGACGTCGACACGTTGCGCAGCACGGGCTTTGATGTGGCGCATCGCCGCCGCCGCGGTCGTGTAGCAACGGTCGAGGCCGGTGAGCGGGTCGTTCCAGCGGGCGAGCTCGTAGGTGAGTTCGGCGTCGGACAGCCACCAGGCGCCGTCGAAGCCGGTGTCGCCGGTCAGGTGGCGGACGAGGTCAAGATGGCTCGATGCCGGGTCGCCCGTGTAGCGCGCGTCGCCGACGCTCGGCATTGCCTACTCCGTGGCGACAGGCGGTGCGCCGACGGGTGTGTGAGCACCGAGGTCGGCGTCACCGCCCATGCCACCACTACCGGACTGCGTGTCGCCCTCGACGGCGGCCGGAGCGGTTCGTGTGATCGCCTGCGCTACCGCGGTCCTGGGATCGCCACCGTCGGGCACGTCGACCGGGTTGCCCCGCGTGTCGGTGAGTGACGCAAGATCGTGCTCGATGCTGTCCGGAGCGGTCTCGGCGTCGTCCGCGGGGCGTGAGATGACGGTGACGGCCGGCGCGTCGCCAGGTGCACTGTTCTCATCGTCGGGACGCGCTGCGACCGTGACGCCGGCGACACCGGGAGCGGCCGTGCCAGCGAGGCGAGCCTCGAGCTCGGCGATGCGTTGCAACGCATCGTGCAGCGACGCGTTGACGGCGCCCTTCTCCGGGTCGGCTTCATTCACATCGAGGACCGGGGCACGGTCGCCGAGGTCGACGGCCTCCTCGGAGAGCTGGTTCGTGCCGTTGTCGGCGTTCGTGATCAGAAACGCGCCGTGCGGCGCCTCCGGGATCTCGCTGGCGTCGACCGACCCGGCCGGGCCGAGGTAGCCGAGGTGCACGAGCCGAGTCGCGCTTATACCCCCGGACGGGATCCACGAGTCGTACACGACGGTGCCGGGCGGGCATTGGTACGACTCGTCACCGATGCCGAGCGAGAATGCGCCGGGCTTTTCGAGCACGACGTAGCGGGCGACACGTGCCATCGAAGGCTCCTACTCGAAGGTCGAAATTCCTATTGCACGAGCCCGGAGAAGAAGACGCCGAGGTCGGGGGCGACGACGCGCATGTCGTACGCGGTGCGGGCCTCGAACACGTCGGAGTGCTCCTGCTCCTCACGGAACCGTTCCACCGCCGCGGGCGATGATGCGCCCTCGCCGAGGAGGCCGGTCCATGCGAACACGTACCCGGCGGACGGCACTTCGAGCCCGGGCTCTGGCGCGGCGTACACGAGCAGCGCGTTCTTCGGGCCGACGATGAAGTCCGACGTGTACGCCTGGCCCTCTTCGGATGTCGTGTTGATCGCGGTCGCGACCCGGACCGAGTCGACCGCGAAGTATTCGGCGGCCTTGCCGAGGTCCATCGACAGGGCACCCTGGGTGTATTTCACGCGGTCGATGAAGTCCGGGTGCTGGATCAGGGCCTGCTCGACGTCCGAACCGAGGATGAGGCAGTTCGCGCCGTATCCGGTGAGCTTCGTCATCCCGCGCGACCGGCTGCGGATCGTCTTCGACGGCAACGACGTCCCGAGGTTCCAGAACACGTCGTGCGTCGCGTCGGTCAACGTCGCGTGGCCGGCGATGTCGGTCGTCCAGACGCCGGTCTTCATGAACGAGGACACGAACCGCTTGTCCCGGTGGATCATGTGCTGACCCATGATGAGCCGGATCTTGGCGCGTTCGCCGTCGTAGCCGGGCGACCAGTTCGCCCGTTCCGAGTCGTCGATCGCCGCGGACAGGCCCTCTTCGGTGCACGCGTAGCTGGCGGTCGTGAGGTCGTGACCGGTGCGCGGCGAACGGCCTCGCAGCGGGCGGGGGCCGACGTCGTCGCGGTAGAACGCGTCGCGCGGGTACACCCAGTAGATGTCGGTCTTGTGATTGACCGGCACCGTCGGGAACGCGCCCGGTGCGACGAACGCCGAGTCCTGTTGCATGTACGCAACAGAGATGGTCGTCAGCAGCGCATCGATGTGGCCCTGGTTGGCTGTCGGCTGGGGCATTGTCTACGCCTCCGGTTGGGAAAACATCGAGGGGGTCAGACGGCTCAGACGATGCCGCGGTACTGGAGCAGAACTGGGATGACCGAACCTGCGTTCGCGCATCCCTTTTCGCAGATCCCGACGATTGCGTGGCCGGTCGTCGCGGCGGTGATCGCGTGGCCGGATCCGTCGATCTGCACTTCGGCGCCGGTCGCGACCGCCGCACCGGCGATGACCTTCGCGGTGTCGCGGATCTGCACGGTGCCGACCGCACCCGAGCGCGGGTCGTCGATCATGACGCCGATGGCCTTGCCGCCGGCGGCCGTGTGCAGGGAGATCGTGCCGTCGGACGCGAGGTCCATGAAGCACATGATGTTCGCGTGCTGGTCGCCGTTCGTGGGGTAGGCCCGCGTAGGGCCGTCCTGCCAGAAACTCATCGGCCGTTCTCCTTGTCGTACTCGGCCTTGAGGGCCGGATTGGCCTGGATCGCCTTGTCGACCGCGACCTCGGGTGTGATCGTCGGGTCCGCGGCACGGATGTCGTCGGCGGCCTTTTGGATCTGCGCCCACGCGCCGCCGACGGCGATGTCACCGGAGCCGTGGACCTTGAACGCGTCGGACTTCACTGCGACCGCCTCCGCGGAACGGAGCACCCGCTCGAGCTCGGCGAACTGCTCCGGCTCGAGCGCGTCCCACGCGGCGCGCAGCACCGGCGCGAACGCCTTCGGGGTGACACCGATGTTGGTGAAGTCGGACTTGACGACGTCGACCCACTCGCCGTCGATGCGCCGCGACTCTTCGGCCTTCGCGACCCGCTCGGCCTCTTCGGCCCGCTTGCCCGTCTCCTCCGCCGTCTTCTGCACGGCGGCGAAGTGGGCGCGCAGTTCGGGATCGAGGGTCTCCATCGCCTTCGCGACCGCCTCTGGAGTGCCCGGCGCGGGCGCGCTGCCCGCGGCCTTCTCGGCGCGGAGCGTCTCGAGCTCGGCGGTCAAGGTGACGAGGTCGGCCTCGGCCTTCTCGGCGCGCTGTTCCGCGGTGGGCGTGTCGGTCGCGGTCGTCACGATTGCCTCCTCGACGGGGGTGCCGTCTGCCTTTTGTATGGCCCAGCCGTCGACTCCGTCGGCGCCGAGCTGCTCACGATTCGCGGCGCGACGCACGCCCGCAACGCCGGTCTGCCGAAGCGCAGACATGCGCCGGGGGGCCGCCTTGGTGGTCGTCGCCGTCATCGAGCGGTATCAAACCACACGCGTGTCGTTTAGCGGGGGGATACCCACCCGGCGCGCGAAATCAGGCTGGGGGAGTGGCGTCGTCGTAGAGCGTGAACCCTTCGAGCGACAGGCCCTGGATCTCCTTGCGGAGCACCTTCTCCCAACCGAAGTCGTTCCACACGACGCCCATCCACACCGTCCCGGCCGGCACCTCGACTGATTTGCGGACACCGTCGACGGTCGCGAGCTCGCATGTGACCGGGTACGGCCAGGTGACGAGGTCGACCCATTCGCCGGCGTCGGTGCCGGGGAAGTGCTGGAGGTTGACGGTCCGATCCCCGCAACGGACGTAGTCCCACTGCGCCTCTTGGAGCGAGTCCTCGGTGATCCATTCCTTGTGCGTGTCGAGCCGGCCGGGCACGTACATGGGTGCGAACGTGTATCGCTTCGCCGCGTCCGATTTGCCGACCGCCATCTGCACATACGACGGGCCAAGGTCCTGGTCGTCCATTGGTTCGGCCCACCCGCCGATGAGTGGGAAGTGTGCGACGACCCCGCCGACCGCGACACAGAACGAGTCGACGATCCACTCGGCCGACTCGGGCAACGGCAACGCTTGCAGCGCGGTCGGGTCGGTCGCGGTCGCGAGCGTCACGTGCGGGACGAACCCGTGCGTGAAGTCGTCGACGGGCAACCCTTGCGCGTTGAGCTGCTCGATCAGATCGGCACGCAGGTCGGACAGGTCGATCGAGTCGATGAGCGCGACCGCCGTGTACCAGGGGCCGTCACTGTCCGCATCACCGTCGTCTTCACCTTGGGCGAGGGGCGCGTCGTTGTCGTCATCGTCGTCGTCGGTGTCGGGGATGAAGATGCCGACACCGGACACCTCCGCACCGAACGGTGAGATCGAACATGCTGCGCGCATCGCCGACGCGACAAGCGTCAACGCTTGCGACACCCGGCCCGCGGGGATCCGCACGTACGCGAGGGTGACGTGCATGTCCTCCGCGGCCTGGCAGAGCACACCATCGCTGTCGGGAAGTTCGAGCGCCATCGCGATGTCGGATGGGAGGCCGAACCCGATCATGCACGGCACGACCTCGTCGTCAGGAATGGAACCGACTGCGTCCATGAACTGGGAGCGCGCATCCGCCGGGGACAGGTCCGCCTTCTGCACGCCGACGAGCTTCTCCGCGACGTCGGCGTACAGGCGGGTCGCCTTCGCGATGTCGTACGCGACGAGCACCCCATGCGACACCGCGCGCGGTTCGGCCTTCGCGAGCGGCGCCGGCAACCGCCGGTCCGGGTACAGGGCCCGGTACGCCTTCGCGATCCTGGGCGACGCCTCCGCGCGCGCGACGTCGTCCATGCGGGCCAGTGCACCCATCGCCGCGTGGAGCCGACCCTGAGAAATGACGCCGTCGGCGGTCTTCCACAGCGGATGCCGCCACGTGGACCGGTCGGCCCGATCGCCGATGAGGGCGAACGCGTCGGCGGGCAGGTCCGCGGCCTTGGCCGTCTGCGACGGGATCTTCGCCTTCGGCTTCTTCTTGCCCGTACCGCCCGAGAGGAGCTCGTCGACGTGACCTTCGTTCGCGGTGGGGTCGGGCATGAGGTGGACTGTACGCCGCCACGGTCGTTTCGGCTGGGTTGGGTATAGGGAGACTGTTTTCAGTGTCTCACCGGACTGCGATGCTGAGGTCGTGAGCACCGACGGACCCGACCTTCCAGTCATTGAGATATGCGTCGTCTATCGAGCCTTCGCCGCGGACCGTGAGCTCCTCTACGTGGGCGTCACATCACAGTTCATGCAACGTATGCACAAGCATCGCGCGCGCAGTCCTTGGTGGCGGCTGGCGAGCAGCGTTACCGCCGAAGTGTTTATGACCCGGGCGGAGGGAGTCGCGGCGGAGGCACGAGCTATCGCGGACGAACGTCCTCGGTTCAACCTGGAAGCCGCACAGCGGCGAAGCGCAGCGGGTCTGATCGCCGGCCGCAAACGAAATATCCTGCTGCGTACGCATTGTCGGAGGGGTCACTCATACGACGAGGCGAACACGATGATACGGAAGAGCAAGGGAAGGACCTATCGTGTGTGCAGAAGTTGTGCGCGTGAACTCGGCCGGCTGAGATACGCCCGGCTCACTCTTCGGTAGTCGTGCCGAAGCTCGACAGGATGGTCGTGCACCGGCAGTTCGGGTGGTCTGGCGGCCCGTCGTCTCCGTTCGAGAACGTGTCGCCGAGCGTGATCTCTTCGCCGTTGAGCCCGTCGCACTCGTCGCAGGCGCCGTCCGCGGCCACCCATTGCACCTTGGCGTCGGTGCCGACGGCGCCCTGCGCGGCCGCGAACGCGTACCCGTCGAGCCGGCCTTGATTCGAGGCCCACATGGTTTCGTAGCGGGCGATCGACTCGCCGCGTTGGGCGAGCATCCGGTCCCGGTACTGCACCGACATCGCCCGGATCCGCGGCGACTCCACACCCTGCTTCACGAGCTGCTTCTCGAACCGGTCGAGCGCGAGCCCCTGACCGTCGGTGAGCCCAATGACGTTCTGCAGCCTGCGTGAGATGTCGGGGATCGGGGACCCGTTCTGGAGGCCTTTGGCGATGACGTCGCGCACCGCGGCGCGGGTGCGGCGGTCGATGCCGGTGATGTGTTCACCGACGCCGGCTTCGGCGCGCGCGGACGCTTTTGCCATGGTGCCGCCGAAGTGGGCGATGAGGTCTTGGCTGATCGAGACGATCGCGTCGTACGCGGCGTTGGCGGCTTGGGCGCCGAGGCGGGTGGTCATCGTGTCGAGTGCTGCGGTCCAGCCGGCCCAGTCGAGTTCTTCCATGATGCCGTCGACGTCTTGGGCGGAGATGCGGGCGAGGACCCGCTGGCCGCCCGCGGACTGTTGCAGGCGGGCGACGGCGTCGCGGAACGCCTGGCGGACCATCGTCTCGGTGAAGTTGAGGGGCGCGGCCTTCGCAACCTGAGACGGCCTGGCGCTACTTGACATAATGGGGACTATCGGCGGGCTGGGGGAGTGTCGAGCGTGAACCGGGGCGCGCACTACAGACCGACCGCCTGGATGACGTCCTCCGCGGCCGCGACGATCCCCTCCTCGGCATCGCGCACGATGCGGGCCACCTCGGCGCGGAACCGGTCGAGCGGACTCGGCCCGGGCGTCGGTGACGGAGCGGGCTGCGGTGCGGGCGCGGGTGGCGTCACCGGTCCAGGCGCGGGTGTCGGCGTCACCGTCGCGTGCGGGAGCGCCTGCAAGTCCGCGAGCAGCGCCGCGAACGCGACGTCGCCCATGTCGTCCTTCGTGACGATCGCCCACGCCTCTTCGACGCACGCCTGTTCCCATGTCCAGTCCGCCTCCTGGAGCGCGCCCCACGTGACGACGGTGCCGTACCCGTTCGCGCCCGTGGGCTGCTGTTGGCCCACCTTGAGAATCGCGTGCCCCTCGGCCGGGTCCGGCTGCTCGCCGTTCGCGACCGTCCACGGTTGTCCGGCGTTGAACAGCGCGTTGGCGTCGTCGGTCAGGTTCACGCCGAGGATCACCCCGCGGCCCAACTGGCCCATCACCGCGTCGACGGTGCCGAGCTCGACCGGGGCGAACCCTTCGATCTCCCCGTTGTGGAACAGGTACAGCAGGAAGTCGGCGAGGTTCACGCCGACGTCCTGGCCGTGGTCGTACGTCTGGTACAAGCCAACCGTCTCCGCGGTCGTCGGGGTCGCGCCCGCGAGCATCCGGTCATGCTCGTACGCGGCGACGCCGCAGTCGCCGAAAACATCGTTGCCGAGCATGCCGAAATCGGTGATGCCCTTCGAGACGTCGATCGGATATGCGGGCACAGGAGCCGCGGCGTACTCGTGCAGCCAGCGGATCGCGTACCGCTCCCCGACCGGCTTGATCGGGAGCCGTCCGCGGAGTCCTGCGATGCGTTCGGTCATGGTGCTCCTCCGGTCGTGACGTTCTGCGCGTTCGCGTCGTCGGGCGCGTTCGGATCCTGGCCGCCCTGGTTCATCTTCCCGAGCTCGGCGAGCTGCGCGTTGACCCGGTTCGTTACCTCGGTCTCGACGAGCAGGTCCTGCGCGCCTTTCTCCTCCGCGCTCATGTGCGGCGCGTCGAGCTGATCGAGCAGCCAGTCCGACAGTTGCGGATCAGGGAACACGTCAACGCCCGCCTGCGACAGCTTCACGATCGCGTCGAACAGCTTCGTGATGTCAACCTCTTGCACCGTGTCATGCTCGAGCGTCGGTGTCAGCTCGACCGGCCAGCCGTTCAACTCGACCAGTTCGCGGTAGCCGTTGTCGGTGACTTCGGTGCCGACCATCGTGAGGTTCGCGTCGAGCGACGCGGAGAACAGTTCGACGCGGGTGGTGCCCATCGAGAAGCCGAGCGAGCCGACACCTTGCGCGCCGAGGAGGAGGAAGTCGGCGAGACCGTTCAACAAGATTCGATGATCGAGCCGTTCAATCACCTTCGTCGTGTCGAACTGGCGTTGGCCGCCGGTGGTGAGGAGCTCGAACTTGAAACGGTTGTTGCCTTTCTCGTTCTCGTCGTACGGCAACATCATCCCGTCCGCCTCGTTACGACGGACGTTCTTCACCGCCTCCCGCAACGTGTTCGCGAGCGCCTTGTAACTCTCGGCGGCGTCAGGCGCGAGGTATTCGGGGGGGAGCCACATGACCGGCAGACCGACGAGGTCGCGTTCAATGCCGACCGCTTCGATGTCCTCAATACGCCGTTTCTGCAGCCATGGCCTCCACGCGCCCCGCAACATGGAACGGCCAAGCGGGTTGTCTTTGAGTGCGCTGGTTCGGAAGTGGAGCAGTTTCGCCATTGGGATCGACACCGCGGCGTGGGTGAGCGTCCGCTGATTCGCTCCGACGAGCCGTTCGTTCGACGCGGTGCGCTGGTAGTCCCACCGCCAGATGGTGTCCTGCGCGCGGATCGGGAGGTTCTCCCACCCGATCTTGCCGTCGTCGTACTTGCTCTTCGGCTGCCCGAACGGTTGCGCGTCGGTCGGCGGGCCGCCCTTGGGACCGAGGCGCCGCTTGTAGACCTTCTCGAACAGTCCGAAGCCGAACTGGCGGGTGGTGCCGATCGACGACTGCGTGTCAGGCCACGTGTCGAGCATGTCGCCGCGGCATGAGTCACAGTGGTCGGCGATCTCAGCCGCGAGGCGCGAGTCGTCCGCCGGCGTCGTCCGCCATGACACTTGCCGTTCGAGAAGCTCGATCGCCAACAGCATCGCCGAGGTGGTCGCGTCGTTGTCGCCCATCTCGCGGAACACGCGCCCGGCGAGCGGCCACGAAAGCTGCTGGAGGAACTCTTCTTGGATGAACCCGCCGAACTGGCGGAGACCGGTCGAACCGATCTCGATGCCGATCGAGCCGGGGTCGGTGAGGATGTCGTCGAGTTGCACGCGCAGCGGGGAGGCTGCACCGTTGCTGTTGACGACGGTCACCCGGTCAAACTACACGCGTGTGGTCTATCCCGGCGTGACCGAGGGTTCAGTGTGACTGACCCCGCCTAAGGCATCAGCGGAGGCGGCGGGCTCACCGTCGACGAGACGACCGCGCGCGCCCAGCGGAACTCGCCGCTCGAGTACGTCGCACAAAACCATGGGTATGGCGCTGGGAGACCCGCCGGACAGAAATGAAGGCCGATCTGGGGGCCGGCGACGATTGTGCGGACCGCGATCCGGTGAGTGGCTGGATTGCAGCCCATCGCGACGGTTTCGGTTGTCGCGCATCGTTTGGTCGGGGTGTACCGTCCGACGTTCGAGAGCGCCGCGCGACCTCGTGTCGAGATGCTCACACCATGGTAACGGGCGCCGAGTGCGGTCGCGATGGTCGTCAGTCGTGCGACGTCGGCGTCGCGGACTGGGTCCAACATCGGCGGCCCGGCCATATAGACGACACGCGCGCCGGCCGCGGTGACCGTCGCGAAGAACGTGTCGAGATCGGTCGTGTACCGGTCGAAGAATCCTTGGGACCTGTCGACGAGCCGGACACCGTTGGCGTCAACCATGCACGGGAACGCCGGCCCGTACCCGTTCGCTGCGGTTTCGAGCGTGACGACCGTCGGCCGGTATTGGGCGAGATCCGTGGCGAGCCATGTGTCCCACAGGCAGGGTGCGGTCGCCGGGAACGCATGAATCCGTACCGGCCAGCCGGGATGCTGTGCGAACTGGGTGACGAGCTGAGGGGCCGACTCCCAGGTGAGCGAATCGCCGTAGATGAGCGCCTGGTGACGAACGGTCGCACCCGCAGGCGCCGACATGCTCGCGACGGTGATCCCTACCGTCGCGAGTAGTGCGATCAGAACGGTGCGCACCGGCCCATCTCCCTCCACCCCGGGCGGCCATTGTGGCCGCGCTCAGCCCTGCGCGTCCACCCTAAACGGTGGCTGCCCCCGTCAGGTCCAGCGGACGAAACCGGCGAACTCCATCTTGGCGTCGATCTTCACCCACAACGCATACGTCGTCCCCTGCACTGCGCCCGAGAACGTGTGGCGGACGCTGTAGACGGGCAAGCGGCCCGACGCGTCGACGTTCCATACGGCCGCCGCCCAGCCTGTGTCGGTCGGTGACGGGGTCGCACGCCCGATCACGAGCAGCACCGCGACCGTCGCTCCGGTCGGGTCCTCGTCGACGCCGTTCGTTTCGCCCGCATGCACAGGGATATCGACCGGGTCGGCGCTGCCGAACGCGAGGTCGAGTACCGGTGAGGTCGTCGCGGTCACAGCTTCTCCGTTCAGATCGTCGGTGGGCCCGCGGTCAAGTCTGCCACCGGAGCCCCGGCGTCAGGGGACTGCGGGACGCGTCGCGGGCCGCTGACGGTCCACACCGCGCGTGCCGGGCCAACCCGGCGGAGATGAAGGACCGTGGGCTGAACGATCGGCTCACCGTCGTAGGTGTAGTCAGACGAGTCGTACGCGACGGGCGCGTCGTACGCGATCGCGGTCATCACGTCAGTAGTTCTTCGGGTGGAACATGACCCGGCAGTAGTTCATGCGCGTGTTCAGCGAGGCCGACGCGTTGCTGTGGGTCGCGGTGATGTTGAAGTTCCGGGCTGCGTTGGTCGCGAGCGCCGCGTTGGTACCGAGGTCGAAGCCGTCTCGGACCTGGAAGCTGCCCGCCACTGAGGCCGCGTAGCCGGACCCTCGGGTGACGAGGCCGGTGACGGCGTTGAAGCCGAAATCCTCGTCGTCGATCGTGATTTGTCCGACGCTGGTCGTGCCGAGCACGGTGACGGTCGCGGTGAGCTTGATACGCCACACGCGCACGTTGGTCGTCGTCGCGGTCGACGTGAGGGCCGCAGAGATGGCGCTGTGGATTGGGTAGGTGCCGTGGTACACCTGGATCTGCGACGTGTACGTGTTCGTGCCGCTTGAGTTCTGGAAGTAGCCACCCGCTTCGAGGACATAGCGGTCGAGGATTGCCTGCGCAGCGGGGAACCCGCCCGCGATTGCTGCGCCCGTCGAGAGCAGTGACGTTTCGGTGACGGTGCCGCCGACGTTCGCGCCGAGGTCGACGACCGACGCGTAGCCGGGCGGATAACGGTATTTCTGATCGGTGCCGTCCGATCCGAGGAACAGTCCGGCCGCTCCGAGAGGCTGACGAACCGGCAGGCCGGTGGAATCGCGGTAAACACCGTCGCCGCGCGCAGTGAGGAGCGCGGAGTTGCCGTATTCGCCCGGTGCCGCTTTGCCTGCCGTGTTGCCGATGAGGATGAGCTGGCCCATTAGGTGAACTCCAACAGGCGGGTGAAGCGCGAGGCCATGTCGGCGTAGCCGACGCCGCCTTCGTGGTAGCCGGACGTGTCGAGCGTGTCCATGAGTCCGTCGGCGTTCGCGGCGGCGAAGCCGACGTTGCCTTCCGCCGACCACGCCTTGTAGATGTCGAGCGTCGCGACCCGGTTCGTGGTTGCCCAATCGTCCAGAGCTTGCCGGTAGGTCGCCTGGAACGCCGCTGTGGATGAGACCGGATTGAGGGTGCCGAGACGGATCGTGCCTTGCTCGAACGGCACGATGAGCAACTGATCGGCGAACGGGTTGACTGCCGCGTAGAAAGTGTCGAGGCAATGTTTGATGCCCTGGTTCACGACCGCATCGGCGGTGCAGATCGTGACCGCGAGCCCGGTTTCGTTCGCGGTCGCGTTCGCTGACATAGCCGCATGCGTCGTATCGGTGTAGGTGCTGATCGTCGTACCCGGCATGATGCCGGCGCTGATCGCGATGAGCGCGCCCGCGTCGAGCGTCTCGAGGGTGCCTGTCGCCATCGTGAGTGTCGGGCTACCGATAGCGAGGGTCGCGGTGCCGAGCGTGTACGCGCCGTTGATCGCGGCTTCGAGGCCCATGTCGTTCGTCCAGCAGCCGTGGACGATGAGGTCGGGCATGAGCGACATCGGCGAGCCGTGCAGGGTGCGGAACGGGTCGCCGTAGCCCCCCTGGACAGTTACGGGGTTGTTGGCTGCGCCTGCGGTGACGGTGCCTGTCGCGTTGTTCGAGAGCGTGCAGGATGTCCCGGCCTGGGCGGTGATGCAGGTGTTGGCGGGGATGTTCGCTCCGACGATGAGCTTCCCGACATCGTCAGATGTGAACGCTCCGCGCGCAGCGTTGAGGGTCGCGTTTGCATTCGTTGTCCCGGCGTCAGCGATCGTGCGGGCGTTGAGGAAGTTGTGGAGGAACTGCTGCGCGTATCCGAAGTTGTGGACCTTCACGCCGGCGGTCGTGCCGTAGACGTTCGGCATGTTCCACACGTCGATACCGGGCGTCGAGCACGTCGACGCGGTACCGGATGCGGAGGCCATGCGGATCTTGAACGTCGCCGGGTCGGTGATCGTGATGGACGTCTTGCGCATCTCGGGCCGGGCTTGCACGGTGTCACCAGTGACCGTCGTGAGCGCGTTGTACGCAGCGGGGCCGACGTACTGCACGTTCGTCAGCGTCGAGCCGGAGATGCCGTCGTAGGTGAACTGGGCGACGCACTTGAATGTGCCCGCGCTGCCGACGTTGACGATCACGAACCCCGAGTTGGGTAGGCCGGTGACGGAGGCGAGCGTCATGGTCTTGGTGCCGTCGAAGTAGTCGCATCGGCGGTTGTTGTCGGCGGAGTTGAGGGTCGTCGCCGCGGTCGGGAACGAGCGCGCGACCGGGTTGTCGATCCAGGTCGAGCCGCCGTCGGTGGAGTACGACCAGCCCTGTCCGGCTGTGCCTCCGAAGGCGGAGCATTCGACCCACCACACGTCGATCTGGCCGACGAGGCAATCGGCGGGTCGCGTCCAGGTGAGGTTCGATCCCGTGCCGGACCCGAAGTAGACGATCCACGGTCCGAGGAAGTAGACGGAGTGGTCGAGGTTCCCGACGGTGAGGCCGGCGGTGTCCCACTCGTAGACCTTGCTGCCGGTGCGGGGGCCGCGGTAGATGCCGCGGAAGCCCCAGCCGAGTGAGCCGCCGAAGCGTTCGTTGAAGATGCGGCGGGTGCGGCGTACCCAGCCGTCCCATTGGCTGCCCGCGATGCCGGTGTTGACGCCTTCGCAGGTGGAGTCGCCGATGCACGTGACGTTGCGGACGCGGTCGTAGATGATCGGGTCGCCCGCGGTGTGTGATGCGGCGGTGGTGCCGTTAACGCCGCGGATGACGGTGAGGTTCGCGGTGCGTTGACCGCGGATTACCTGCATTTGCTCGATCACTCCGCCGGAGGAGATGCCGATGACCTCGTAGCAGCCGACACGCGTCGCGCGGACGTTGTCGACGGTGATCGTCGTGACGGTGCTGTTGATGTTGCTGGTGAGGTTCGTGCCGATCCGGTTCGGCGCGCCACGGAACCGGTCGAGCGACCGGCGAGGGATGTCGATCGAACCGAGCAGCACATTCAACGAGGCGGGGATACCGAGATCGGCGGCGAGTTGCGCCATCGTGCGGTTTGTCCACGCGCCCGTCTTGCGTTGGATGATGTCGTCGTTCGATGGGGTGAGTGCGGCGATGGTGGTGAGGTCGGCGTCGTGTGCTTCGACGTCTGTGCCGATAGCGAGCCCGAGGTTCGTGCGCGCGGTCGCCTCGTTCGCGAGGTCCGAGAGGTTCGATGCTTTCTGCGCCGCTCCCGCGATCCGCGAGTCGTCACCAGCAGCGACGGTCCCGGCCGTTGTGCCGACGTTGAGGACGGCCGCGCCGCCTAGTCCCGCGGAGGAGCGCAGGGCCGCAGCATCGGCAAGGATGAGGAGCCCGCGCCCAAACGCTGTCGTCGCGAGCGCGGCGATAGCCGTGAGGTCGCTGTCGAGCGGCTGACTGGCCGCCTGTGCCGCGGCTGCTGCTCCGGAAGCATCAAATGCCGTCGTGTTCGATGTCGCCGCGGTCCCGAGCGCGAGCGCGGTCCGGGCCGCTGCTGCGTCCGCGAGCCCGAGAAACGCACGGCCGTAGGCCGTGGTGGTGAGTGCTGCAATGGCGGTCAGGTCCGAATCGAGCGGCTGCGACGCAGCCTGAGCCGCAGCGGCCGCGCCGGACGAGTCGAAATCGGTGCTCGCGTGCGTGGCCGCGGTCCCGAGCCCGGCGAGGGTGCGGACCGCGGCCGCGTCCGCCTGGGTGAGTACCGACCGGCCGAACGCGGTGGTGGTGAGCGCAGCGATCGCGGTGAGATCCGAATCGACGGGTTGCGAGGCTGCGATGGCTGCGGCTTGTGCGCTCGCGGCTGCCCCGGCAGCATCGAAGTCGCCCGTGTTGTTCTGGGCTGCGGTGCCGAGTACGGCGGCGGATCGGAGGGCTGCGGCGTCGGCGAGAGTGAGGAGCCCGCGACCGAAGGCCGTGGTGGTCAGGGCTGCGATTGCGGTGAGGTCCGAGTCCAGCGGTTGGGAGACTGCGACTGCTGCGGCGAACGCTGACGCTGCGGCACCGGCTGCGTCGAAGTCGCCTGCTGCGTGCGTCGATGCCGTACCGAGCCCGAGCGCGACAATGGCCGCGGTAGCGAACGATTCGGCGTTGGATTGTGCGGTCGCCGCTGCGCCGGCCACGTCGGCGCCGACGTCACCGGGCCCGAGTACGACGTCCGGGCCCGCGTCTCCGTTGACGGTCTGCACTCCGCCGGGCGGCGCAGCCTCCAGCCCTACGATGCGCGCGTCGTGCGAACCCGGGTCGGTGGATCCAGGGATGCCGACGACGGTCTCCAGGGCGATGATCGCGGAGTCGCGGATCCCGTCACCGCGCGAGTGGGGGACGGTCGCGAGTGTGCCCGACGCCAGGGTCGCGGCGTCAGGCAGGGTGGTGGTGTCGTCGAGGGAGTCCGGGTAGTTCGAGTCGCCCATGCGATCCGGTTCCTGTCGGGCCTATCCGACGCGTTGAATGAGTGCCTGACACGTTGCGGGGATACCCCACACCGACGCGTCATGGCTGATGACCGTCAACGTCGCCACGATCGTCGCCGCCGCGGGCAGGTAATAGGTGAACGACACCGCCGACTCGGCCGTGATCGCGACGGTTTCGGCGCCGCCACCGATCGATGTCTCGTTGAGACTGTTGAACACGACCGCGAGCTTCATCTCGTCGATCAGTTTCCCGGCCCCAACCGTTGCGATCGCCTCGATCGACACCGCGTACAGGCCGGCGGTGACAATGTCGAGCTTCGTCGCGTCGGACCCGTCGACGGCGACGTCGGTGCCGACCTGCTCGCCACCCGTGACGGTCCAGCCAATCGCCGCGGATGCCGCGGACGCGAGGCCGGTCTGGGCGGCGCTGACCGCACGGAGACGTGCCACCGCGACCGGGCTGGCCGACCAGGGCGCACCGACTGCGAGGGCCTGCACGGCGTCGTAGAGCTGCCCGAGGTATGCGAGCGCGGACGGTTCGGCCAGCACTCCCGCGGGACCGCCCGGGATTTGGACGCGCGGGTCGGGGATGGTCGTGAAGTCGAACGTCATGGCAAAGCTCCTATGGGCTCACTGGGGGCGCGACTTGAGGCGCGACGGGCGATACGACGGGAGGTACGACGGGCGGCGATGCGGGCGCGTTCGGAGGGCCGGCCTTCACACCGAAGAACGCGAAGATCGGCGCGGCCGCGATGAGGCCGAGAGCGATGTCGTGTGACACCGGACCGGACAGCACGCCGAGTGACAGGAGCGCGGTCGCTTCGGTGACGAGCACCGTCAGCAACGATGCTGTCGCCTTTTTGTGCTGGGAGAACCAGACGGCAATGTTCGAGAGGCTCATGGGACGACGTTCTCCTTCTGATCAGGCGTGAACCGTGTGCGACAACGTCGTGCAGAGGTCGATGATGATGCCGACCGACAGTGCGACGAGCGCCCAGCCGACCAGCGACCGGAACGCCGTCTGGAACAGGGACACGGCGCCGAGCACTCCGGCAACGACGACGAGCAAAAACGCGAGCAGATTCATGGTTACCTCGTTGCGTAGATGATGAAGCTGATGATCGACGCGGCGGCAACTACCCAGCCAAGAATGTCCGCACGTCCGAGGGACCGCCCACCCGTAATCGTCTGCTTGTCCTCGATCGCCTTGATACGCGCGTCGGTTCGAGCGGCATCATCCTTGGCGGTCGACAGGGCTTCCTGTCGGGCCTTCTCCGCCGCTGCAAACGCCGCATCAAGAGTGGTGGTCTGTGTCTTGAACCGCTCGTCAAGAAGCCGTATGTCGCCCTGGCGTGCCATCTTCTCGTACGCCTCGTGATCGGCGAATCGACGCTCCATGAACAGCTTGAAGTCGGCGATCGACTGATCGAGGCGTTCGGACAGCTGCGGAATGTTCCAGGCCGGCGGTTCACCGTTCGGTATCGCCATCAGCTCAGGCGAGGATCGCGGTGACGTTCACCGATGGCATCGGCATCCCCGGCCGCCAGTTCGGCGCGTCGACCGTCACCACGACATGATTCCCCCGCGCCTGCGCGCGCGGGGTCGCGCCGATCGAGCCCGGCCAGTAATCGTCCGGGCTCGACGGGTCCGCCTGGTGCGGGTCCGGGCCGTGCATCGACACCTGACAGCCCGCAACCAGGCCGCCGGCGTCGTAGACGCCGAAGAACTGGCGCAACGCCTGGCCGGCCGACGAGACGTTGATGACGGCGTGCTTCGCGGTTCCCATGTCGAACGAGATCCCTCCGGTCTGCGGCACAGGTGCCGGCGACGGCTTCGGTGGTACAGGTGCGGTCGGCCGCGGGTATTGGCCCCAGTCGGCCTTCACGACCGTGTTCACGTCGTACGCGCCCGGCAGACCCGGGAGCTGCTGGCCGAAGTGCTGCACCAACACGGTGTGCACGGTCGGCGACTGATTGCCGGGAAACGACGTCGACTCCGACTCCCACCCGAACGTGACGGCGAGCGCCTCGAGCAGCGCACCCTCGCCATACGCTCCGCGCGCGTGGCCGCATTGCTCGTGGAAACCCTGTTCGTAGGCGACCGCCGTCGGGAAGTCGCCCGGCATGACTTCCTCGTCGAACGACGGGAACACCGGGATCTCCGCGCCGAGGCGGAGTTCGCGCATCGCCTGCGCGGCCGAGGAACCGTCGACCATGCCGGCGCCGTGTCCGCCGCGCCAGTCGCCCGGGTTCTTCTCGAAGTTGAACCCGACCGCGATACCCGCGCCGATCAGGCCGGCGAGCTCGCCGGGCGTGATTGCTTTCGGCCAACCCCACACTGCGGGGGCGATGTAGCGCATGACGCCGGTCACACCCGCGGCTTTGAGCGCCTGCGGGGACGGCGGCCGCCAATCCGAGTAGTCGAGAACGATGCCGGTCACTCGAGCGGCTCGCGCCCCGGGGGATCCACCACCTCGGCGGTTCCCGACTGCTCCTCGCCGTCTGCGCCTTGCTCGCCCACGTCCGCATTGTCGTCGGGATCGATCAGACCGACCTCGGGCGCGAGCTCGTCGTCCGTCGCCAAGGCGCCGAACTCGGTCGACTCTTCACGCTGCACGACGAGGATCCGGATCCAGGGTGCGTGCTCGTCGGTGCGGGCTGGATGCCATTCGACGGTGATCTCGACCGGGTCGGGAACCATGCCGGGCGACAAGAGCGCCGCGACCGCCTCCTTCACCGCGTTGACGCGGGCGTCGATGTCTTCGTCGCCGACGAACAGTTCGAGGAGCTGGCCGTCGACCGAGGCTTCGAGCTCGACCGCAACACCGGGACCGGCTGAGATTGTGCGGATCACGGGAGGTGCACCACGGCGACGGTCACGCTGGTGACGGCCGAGTATGCGATCGCGGCGTGTCCGGCACCGTCGGCGTACCGGCCTGAGTCGAACGGGCCGGCTTCCTCTTCGGCGCCGGCAGCGACGGTTATCACGATGTCGTGATGGAACCCTTGCGAGCAGGGCACGACCGACGTGACGGTCGCGGTGTGCGGGGCGGAGTCGCCGTTCTTGATCCGCAGGTGGCAGCCGTTGCCGGGAGCGAACGTGTCTCCCCCGCTGGCGGCGGCGGCGAACGTGACCGCGGTGCCTGCTGCGGTGACTTCTTGGGTGCTCAGGAGGGCCATGGGCGCATCAAACCACACGCATGTCGTTTGCGGGTGGCATAGGCAGATCGGCTCAGTGCCGCCAGGCTCGGATGTAGTCGACCAGTTCCTCAGCGTGCGTCGTACTCGACAACACGGTCGGCGCCCGCGACGGCCCGAGCACCACCTGATAGCTCACGATGTTCCAGGGGGCTGACGGATGACCGGCGACCGAGCACACCTTCACACCGTCCACGTACCAGGTAGTACCGGTCGGCTCGATGTCGGAGCCATAGACGTGCAGGCCCGCGGTCGGGTCGAACGGCATCGTGTAGTGGCAGCCGCCACCCGACCCTGAGTGGGAGGTGAGATACAACTGGCTGTGGTTGTCGCCGTAGAACTCGAACGTGTCCGTCTCCTGCGACGCCCCACCTTGCGCCTGCCACGTCCACAAGGCGGGCTGGACGCCTGTCAGCGGTGAGAACTGGGCGCGCGTCTCGATGTAGCCGTATGTGAACGCTTGCTTCGACCCGAGCTGTGCCGAAGTCCAGGCCATGCCGTTCGGCGCGGTCTCACGTCGCGACTGGAACGTCGCGACCCCGTTCGCGAAACTCATGTTCTGGCCGTCGGTCTTGTAGTCGAGCTCACCGTTCCCCGAGTTGGACCGGCCACCGTCGCAGCATTCCCAGCTACCCCACGTGTTCCACTTCGTGCGGTCGAGGGTCGTGCCGTTGAACTCGTCGCCGAACGTCTGCGTCCAGGCACCGGGAACGCCGAGGGGTGACACTCCGCCGGACACAACCGCGGTCGTGGTGGTCGGCGCGACGGTCGTGGTGGTTGCCTGCGTCGTCGTCGACGCGCTGGCTGTGGTGGTCGTCGCCAGGGCCGTTGTGCTCGTCGTCGTAGAGGCGAACGACTGTGCGCGGGCGAGATCGGCGTCCGCGGCCTGCGATTCCGTTGCTGCGTTCTGCGAATGCACGCGCGCGCTCGCGAGGCACGACGTCACGTCCGGGCACGTCGCGGTCGCCGCACCCGACGAGGTCGCGACCGCGAGGCCGACCGTGACAATGACGGCAGTCGCGAGCGCGACGAACGAACGCCGCTTCATCAGGGTGGGGGCACGATGACCGACTCTGGGCATGCCGACCACGAAACCACACGCGTGTCGTTTGCAGTCGGTATGCTCCCCCGCCAGCAGCGTGGAGCAGTCTGGTCAGCTCGTCGGGCTCATATCCCGAAGGTCCCCGGTCCGAATCCGGGCGCTGCCACTCAGATCGACCCCCACGTCGGCGCCTCCTCCCCCTTCGGGATCGTCTCCGCGGACATCCCGCCAAGCGCCATCCGTTCCCGCAAGAACTTCATCGCGCCGGACGACGCGTCGACCTGGTCATCATGCAGGCCATCCGGGAACAGCTCGTGCTCGTCGAGATAGTCCTGATTCCATGCGGCTTCGACGAGGTCGACGTTGCCGGCCTGCGCGGCACGGCTGAACGGCTTCGCCCGCTCGGCCTTGTTCCCATCCGGGCTTTTGCCGTCGAAGTCGAGCCCGAGGAACACACCGCGCCGCATCCCGTCGACGTCACGTTTGCCGGACGCGCCGCCTTCCTGTTCCACGCGGATCGGGACCTGCTTGCGGGTCATCTCGTCGTCGAGCTCATGACGCTCGAACATCAGCCGGTCTGTCGTCGCCGGCGTTTCCCGAAACCGTGTCACGTTGCAGACGATCCACCGGCCCTTCACCGTGCCCGGCATCTGACCGCGCGTCACCGCGAGCAACACGCCCGCCGTGAAGTCCGGATCGTGACCGGGCTTGAGTGGCTTCGTCGCCGCGAGGTCCCAGAACCGGACGCACTCGAGATCGGCGAGGATCGGCTCGACATCCTTACGCCACGAAATGAGCGCCATCTACAGGTTCACGGCGAGCACTCGGCGCGCAGTCATGTGTCCTCGGGATGAGCTGCCAACACCGAACAAGAACGCTGGCACGAACGGCAGGTGACGCTCGCCGGACTGGTCGTGCTCGTCACGTCCTGCGACGACCATCGCTTGCCAACGCCGCACGCATACTCACCTATCCTCCCAATCCGGAGGTGCACGCGACCGCCTCGGAGCGCGCTCACGTTGCCTTTTCGGATCTCGCGAGTGTCTTCCTTGACGAGCGAGCGCCAACCGTCGCCACGTTGCTGCGCTATCTCAAGCTCTGAGCGAAGACGTTCCACCTCAGACATCAACGCGACGAACGTGGGCGACACCGCCTCCTCGACATAGCAACACGTCGCGTCCGCCCGGGTGTCTTTCCGTGCCTTGACGATCGCATCGTGGATCGTCTGGTGAAGTGTGCGGTCGAGTGTTGGCGGGCTTACTGGCTCACTCACCGCGCCGTTTTCGATTTTCGGCTCAGCCATTCAGTCCCCCCCAATAGACGCACGGGCGCTCACACTTCGATCGGCAGGCCGGACGTGTTGCGATGGCACGGCGCGTAGTCCGGCCGCCCACACGAGCAGAGCGTCGCGTTCGGCATCCGCGGGATGAACGGATGTTTCGGTTCGCCGCGCAGAGCGGTAAGCGCGTCGTCGAGCTCGCCGAGCAGTTCGCCATCGTCGTCTTTCAGCGTCTCACCGCGCGCGACCGCCTCGCGGAGGCGCGAGTGGAACGGCTCGAGCGGGTCGTCAGCTCTCACGACCGGTGGGCCGCGGCGATCGCCCGGCGCGACTGACGCACCCTCTTCGGAACGTGACCGACATGGAACGCGCCGCAGAAGCCGCATTCGTACACGCCCATCCGGTCGAAGCAGCGTCGGCGGGCGGCCTCGCGTGTCGCGTACGCGATCTTCGATTCGCATGCTTTCCAACGTTGCGCACGCTTCGAGCTCATGGCGCCTCCAGGATGCATTCGACGCGATGGTGGCCGGTCTCGTTGAGGTGTCGGACGCACGCGGCCTGGGCGGCCAGCGTCGTCGGGCCACGCGCGCACCGGAACCCGAGCCCGCGCGCGCGTGGCCCGACGACGCTGGCCGCCTTCGCTTTGGGGGCCTGACCTACCGCGGCGAGGACCTGCGCCCGATACTTCGCCGGGAGATCCTCGAGCCGCATGCTCGTGACGGTACAGGATGCCTGTGCCAGGACTACGCGGCCTCGAGCTCGAGTGCGCGCTCGAGGCGGCGGAGGAACTCGGCGTCGCGCCGATCGGCCGCCTTGACGGCGTCGGCCGCCCAGCCGAGGTCGCTCTCGCGCGGCCGGCGGATGCGCACCTCGTCGATCGTCGGCGGCATGAGCCGCCCGGCCGTACCGACAGGGTCGATGTGCTCGTGGTCTCGATTGCAGCCGGCGCAGGTCCGCTGGAGCGGCGAGAGGATCGCGAGGAACCGCTCGTAAACCTCGGCTTCGGTGTCGCCGGGAACGAGCGCGACGCGGGTGCCGTAGAACACGAGCCAGCTCTGGCGCTCCTCGTCGTCGCTCAGACCGTTCCGCTTCATGGGTTCAGTGTACCTGAACGGTGCTCCCGGGCGAAGCGTTCAGAGCGTCCCGGCAGGCGCGTCGATCACGGGCCGCGCTGCGATCTCCTCCGGCGTTTCCGCCATCCGCATCAGAGCCGAGACGCCAACGATCAACAGCGGGATCGTCGCCGTGCACGCGATCAGCAGCCACATAAGGGCATGCGACGTGACGGAGCCGTTGAGCTGCTGGATCTGGACCGCGGACACGTCGAACGACTTGCGAATCTGATCGTCCGCGTTCATTTTCTGTGTCACGGTCGTGGCGGCTGCGGCGATCCAGGCGCCGAGCGCCACAAGCGCGCTGAGTTGCAAGGCTGGGGCAGGTCGACTCATAGGGCCAGATCATGCCGTGCGGCCGGACGGTGGGCAACTGGCGGTTGGCCGACGTCCAGCGATCAGGAACTGGTGGACGTCGCGTCACTGCCGCGGGAGCAGCTCGGCGGCGATCGCCGTGAGACCCAGGCTGTGCTTGTGCAGCGCCTCGGCCGTCGAGGCGAGATGCTTCGCCGCCCAGGTCGGGTCCGACTGCCAGGCCCTCACCAGTCCGACGAGCGTGCCGATCCGACGCGCACCTGACAGGCGGGTGAACTCGGTGACGCTGACACCGCTCGCCTCCTCGAACGCCACCAGATCAGCGCGGAGATCAGCGACGGTCTGAGCCAGCGCGACGTCGCTGGTCGCTCCTGCGCCGTCGCGTTTGCCGCGTTCGTAGCCGTGCTGCTCCCCCGCCTCTCGCGCACGGACCAGAGCGTTCGCACCGGCGCCGGACGCGCCGCGCATGATTCCGACAGTCGTCGCCCATTCGAGCGGCGCGGCGTCGTGCTTCGCCGCCTTCACCACGACCGCGACCTTGCCCTCGTTGACCGCGAGGAGACCCCATCCGGTCGGGAGCGTCTCGCGCACCCTGTCGGCGATCTTCACCGGCACAGCGACATGGAACCGGTCCGCGTGGTTCCACCAGAAATCGGCCTTCTCGGGATTGTTGACCTCGCGCATCCAGTCGGACACCGACACCTTGATCTCGATGGCGTCGAGCTCGTAGCCGCGGCTCTTCCACAGCGACACGACGAGGGTGTCGATCTTGCGGCCCATCCGCATCGCGTCCTCGGCGCACTCGTGTAGCACGAGGTACTCGGACGGCTTCCAGTGCCGCTCGAGCGCGTCGCGAATCTCCGCCGCGTTCATGCGAAGAGGCTCGCCTGGCCCATGGCGTCGATGAGCCGGCACGCGTAGTACGTGACCGCCGGCCTGGCGTCGCGGAGGTCGGCGATCGACGCCGCGCGCCCGGCCCGCATGTGCATGTCGGCGCGGAGCAGCGCGTCGGCGTCCGCTTCGGTCACATGGCGCGCGCGGCAGACGCGCCGGGCCATCTCGTCACCGCTCATGTGCTCGACGCCGTACTCGACAACCATCGACTCAGTCGGCCGAGTCCATCGGACGGTTCGGCACCGCGGCGAGCGCGCTGGTGCCGTGCACGTCGAGCGGCTCGAAGCCGACCATGAAGTGGTCGCGCAGCGCGGGCGCTTCGGCGGGCGAGCACGCGATCTCCATCGACCCGGACCCGTCCTCCGCTTGGAGGGTCACGATCGTTGCCGGGACGAGCTGCTCCGACATCGCGGACTCGCGGGCGCCGGTAGCAAGGCTCGCGACGATCATCTTCCTGGGTTCCATCATCTACTCCTCATCGGATCGCTTCCATCAGATCGTCACTCGCGCGCCAGCCGTCTATGAGGCCGAGAGTGCGGAGTTTCGACACGTCGTTTCGGATCGTGGACAGGGCCGGGTCGTGGCCGGTGACCGCGCACACGTCCTGCTTCGTCAGTTCCGCGGGGTAGGCGTCGACGAGGACGCGCAGCACCTTGCGCGGCCCCTCCCCCACCTCGCCGAGCCAGTAGTCGTACAGGGCCGGACCGTTCGGGAGTTGCTCGAGCTCGCGGTCGGCGGCGAACGCCACGCCCGTGTCGGTGAGTCGCCACGGCTCGCCTTGTTCCATGAGCCCGGCGGTGCGGAGGCGTGACGCGATGTTGCGGATCGTCGACTTGCGCGGGCTGTAGCCGGCTATCGCCGCGACCCACCCCTTCGGCGCGCCGCCCGGGTAGCGCGCGAGCACTGTGAGTACCCGCAGCTCCGGCTGGCCGAGCCCTTCGACCGCTACCACGCCGGCGACGGAAGACGCTCGAGCCGAGGGCGGCCGCGGCGGAGTCGCGCGCGGCGCGGCCGCCCCGGGGACCGTCGGCGTCACCTTTGAGAGCGCGTCCAGTTCGGCGACAAGCGCAGAGAGCTCGAACCGGTCGTGCTCCAGTTGCGCGATCGCACGATCAACGAGCGCGAGCGCGACATCGCCGTTCTTGATCGCACGCGCGGGAACGGTCGGAACCTCGATCACGGTCGGCTCAGGCGCGACGTCGGACGTATCGGCTTGCGCGGCGGTAAGCGCCTTCTCAAGCTCCCGGATGCGCGCCTGCAGTTTCTTCGGGTCCTCTCGCTCGGCCCGTTCGATCGTCTCCGCCATCGCCGCGGTCAGACGGCCAAGATCCACCTTCGCGAGCACGCGCGGATCGCGGCGCTTCTCCCCCGCCTTCGGTGTCGCGCCACTATCGAACGTCGTCACCTTGCGGAACCGGGCCCGGGTGAGGGTGTCAAGCCATGACGGCGACCACACCCACGCCTCACCAACCTGCAGCGACGCGAGGCTGTCGATCACCTCCCGCAACTGTGCGGTCGGCGCGTTGCCTTTCACCCAGTCGCTGATGACCTCCTTGTCCTGCGGGGCGGTCGTCTGCAACGCGACGAGCACCTCGATCTGCGTGAGGACGTTCTTGTTCAGCGACGCGGAGCGTTGCGAGATCATCGTGCAGCCGATACCGCGCCCGCCGCCTCGTTTCACGAGCGTCTCGAACGCGCCGAGCTGACGGTGCGTCGAGTCGCCTTTGACTGTCTGCGGTGCGAACTCCTCCGCCTCGTCGATGACGACCATGACGACGTCGTGCTGGTGTGCCTTCGCCCGGTAGAGCTGCTCGGCAAAATCGGTCGTGAACCTGACCTGCGCGGCCTTCGACGGGAAGTCGGACAGGTCGAGGATCAGTGCGATCGGCTGCGACGCGACGAGATTCGCGATGACCTTGCCGGCGGTCTCCTCGAGTGGCAGATGGCCGCGTGGGCCGCCGAGCACGATGACCTGCTTGCCGGGCCCGTCACCTTTCTCGTTCGAGAGCAGCCCCCACCAGTCGCCCTTCGGGTCCAACACGACGACCGGGAGGCCGGCGTCGATCATCTCCTCGACGAGGACCTTCGCCGCGTTGGTCTTGCCCGCACGTTTGCGGGCGAGGATCCCGATGGTCTGTGTAACCGCGTCCTCGGGGAACTCGAGCCCCGGGCCGAGCTTGAGCATCAGCCAACCAGCTCCAGCAGCGCGCGCGCGTCGCGCTGCGCCTGGTAGAAGCGGTCGAGCTCCGCGCCGAACAGTCGCGCCGGCGGACGCGCGGTCGCGAGCGCGCGGAGGAGCGGGTAGCCGTTCACTTGCCGGTCGCGGCGTCAGTGCCGGGCAGCGCCGGCAGCGTCGGCAGGTACACCTCGAGCGCCTTCTCGATCAGGAACGCGGGCGCGAGCATCCGGCTCTCTGCTTCGGCCTTGAGCTGCTCGGCGACCGGCGTCGCGATGGACGCGTGGATCGCCGTCTTTGTGTTCGATGCGGGCTGGACCATGGTCAGGGCTCCTCTACTACTTCGGGCAGGTACACCATTTCGCCGGTCGCGCGGTCACGGCCGTTGAGCCGGAACCAGCGGCCGCGATGCTCGATGCGGCGAAACGAGCGCGGCGCGTTGCGGAACGCGACGACGACCTCGCTGGTGCTTTCGATCAGCACCAGGTGGTCGCGTTGCAGCAACGGCTCCGCGTACATCAGGTGACGCCGACTCGGCGCGGGCGCTGGGGCCGCTCTCACCTCGCGGCGTCGTGCCTTCGCTCGCTTGCTCGCGGTCGTCACGACGAGCGCATCGGCATGAACGCGCCGTGCATCTCCAGGTCGGGATCGTGGTTCGACACCTTGAACAGCACCGGCCGGTCCGGCCCGCAGAACGTCCAGTCGAGGATCGGATCCTCACCGGTCGGGAGACGCAACGACCCGAGCCGCTTCATCACATGCGCGCCGAACGTGCCGCCGTCGATGTCGCCGACGTCGTGTTCGAGGATCCGCTCCCAGGTCGGGAACACGCCCTCGTCGTACAACGGCAACACCAGCTCGGAGTCCGCAACCTTCAGTGTCAGCTCGCCGGCGTTCGTGAGTGCGCTCGTACCCTTCTTCGACTTCTCGTCGCTCTCGCCTTCGTCGGCAGCCTCGACGGGCGCCGGCATGCGGAACCCGTAGAGGTCGAGCTGCTCGACGTTCATCAGCACCTCGCGGGCGCCGAGCTCGCGGTGGGGGCCGACGACGCCGTGCGCTTCGAGCTCGCCCATGATCCGCTGCGCCCGATGGAACGAGATCCGCAGCCGACGTTGCAGCATCGACACCGCACCCAGGTCGGTCGCGACGACCAACTGTGCGGCGGCGGCGATGAGCGGATCCTCGAGCTCCCCGACCGCCTCCGCGAGCTTCGCCCACTCCGAGATCGGGATCTCCGGGCCGTCGTTGATCGAGATGGTCATCTCCAACTCGTCGGCGTCGTCCGCGTCCGGATGCCCACACACGAGGTCACAGGGGATTTCCTTCACGCCCTGCAACAGGGCGCCCATGAGGCGGAGCGAGTCGCGATGCACGAGCGCATGCCACTCCCCCCGCCCGGTCTCATGATCAAGGCGCGCTTCGCGGCCGATGACCAACTCCTGCACGAGGAGCAGGTAACTGTCGGTCGAGATGATCTGCAGCCGGTCCTCGTCCGCGATCATCTCCACGCAGCACAACACCGGTCGGAACTCGTCCGAGCTGGCGATCGTCGACGCGTTCGACAGCGCCGCGTTCAGCGCCTTCGGGTTCGTGATCGTCGACCACGGCGGCGAGACAACGTCAGTCGGCGGCATGCTGGTTCACCACTTCCACTCGGTCGGCTCCGATCGTGAGCTGCAACGACGGCTGCGCGTCTCTGCTCACGATCACAACCTTGGGTTCGGTCGTCGTGAACCAGGGGAAGGGATGGCCGTCGATCTCGATGCCGAACGCGCGGCCTTTGCGCGTCACCACGATCGTCCGCGCGAGGACGGGCTCCGAGACAAAGACGTGTCCATCGAGTCGACGCCAGACCTCGATCTCATCGACCACCTCCGCCACGAGTGCCGCGAGAGACCCGGGTTCGGGTTCGCCTGCGTTCTCGCGTGCGGTCGCCAGCCAGGTCTTGATCGGCGCGAGGTCGATCCCGTCGTTCTTCGGGGTGCTCACGAGGTTCAGTATGCCTGCACCCTGAGACAACATCGTCAGGTCACGCGGCCTGCAAAAACCATGCTCTCTCGAACATGCGGCCGGCTTCGCTGATCTTCCAGTCGCCCGCGAGCATCCGTGCGAGGTCGATCGGGTCGAGACCTTGCTCGAGGCCGGCGACGTAGGTGTCGCGGTCGATGCCCGGGTTGTCGGACAAGAACGCGGGGATGAACACCCGATTGGGATTCTCGGTCAGCCGGTCGAGCCCAATCTGGAAGCGGGCCTTCACCCACGGCACGCCGGGCCCGATCGGGTTCGTCCCCGACCTGGTGCGCAACGGCACGTCGGCGAGCGTGAGCCCGCAGCTCGGGCATGCCTTGAGTCCCGCCCGGCCCTTCGCTGGGCGGCGGACGCGCGCGAACCCGATGTACTGGTACGGGCGGGCAGTCATCCAGCCGGTCAGCTCGTCGAACCCGACGTACTGGTAGGCGTGCGACGCGAACTTGAGCCGGTCGGCGTCGCGGTCGGCGTGTCCGAACTTGAGGATCGCGCCCGACGGGAACTCCCACACGTTCGACCCGAAAATCGAGTGCGCCGCATGCCAGATCGCGTCGGTGCCGGCGAGCCACTCCTCCGACCTGGGGATCAGACCCTCGGCGCCGGTGAGTTGGGGGGCCGTCTGGCGCATGAGCAGGGCGGCGTAACCGGGCACGCACACGTATTGCAGGGCCGCGTCGAGGAGATAATCCGACTTGCCCGATCCCGCGCTCCCGCCATAGAGCAGCTCGCGGACACGGTTCGCGTAGCCCGACAGCGCGGCCGACTGCTTCGCCGAGCGCGGGTAGTCGGGCCGGTATTTCGTGCCGCACGGGTCACGCGGTCTGAACTCGTCGAGCGTCGCGCGCGCCGCGCGCCGCGCCTCGATGGGTAGGACGAGCGCGGTCATGCCGGCTGCAGCGTGCCGATCCGGTCGAGGAGCGCGAGCCGGGCGCCAGTCTCGTCCGGACAGCGCATCGCGAGTCGTCCGCCGGCGCCGTAGATCACGAGATCGCAGCTCCCGTCGTCGTGCGGGTCGAGCATGAACGCGTCGATGCGTTCGCCGTGGCCGGAAGTCGTGTCCAACGCACCGAAGCCTTCCCCGCATCGCGCGCGCCGTCAGGACCGACGTCGTCGTCGTGGATGCCGAATCTGGTACAGGATGGCTGCACCGGACAAGGTTGTCAACGGGCAACACGCGTACGGCTGTGGCGCGACGCGCAACATCCCGAGCACCCGAGGCGGGAGGTAAAGCCTGCCAGGGCGACTCGGGATGTTGCTTCCGTGCGACGCGGCGAGGGACGCTACGCCGCCGGGCGCCAGGATCCTCGCGGACCGCAGCGCGACGACAACGCTACACGGCGGGTGTGCCCGAGATCACCGAGGTGCGAGCTCGGCCGAGTGGCGGCCATCGGCGCACGGCATCGCGCCGGTCGCAACGTGCACGCGGGGCGCGCCGGGTCGGATTGTCGGCTGATCGCACCACGCACACCGCTCGTGCGTCTCGACGGTCGCGGTCATGACGCCCTCCGGGCCATCTTCGCTGCAGCCGCGTTCAGGAACACGCTCGGGTCGGTGATCTCCCAGGCGTTCGCGTCGCGGTAGCCGGGGAGGTTCGAGATCGCGCGCTGCTCGAGCGCGCGGCAGAACGCGAACGCCTCGCTCTTGGGCCAGTCCGGCGTCTCGCACGCCTGGTACTCGAAGCACGAGATCGCCTTGAGGACGACAACCGGGTCCGGGGTGCCCTGCAGCTCGCGGTAGATGTACGGCTCTTCGATCTCGGTCTCGTCGTAGCGGAAGTCGACCGAGCGCCGGTTCTCGGCCATGAGCATCGCGCCCACCTGGCCGGCCCTGTCTCGGGTGAGTTCCCGCATCGAGTCCCGGTAGACCTTGGACGCCGCCGGGCCCCACGGTTCGCCCGGCTCGAAGGCGCGGGCGTAGTCGGGGTGGTCCTCGATGTTGACGGTCCAGCGGATCGGGCCCTCGTGACGATGGGGCATCCCCCACACGACGCCCGCGGTGAGCAGCGCGTCGATGTGGACCTTGCCGACCTCGAATGCACTCATAGCAACCTCCCTTGCGTATCCCCCGTCCCTCGGGGGTATAGGGAGACTATACCACAAGGCTGTCCGGTTGGCAATCAGGAAGACGGGACCACCTCCGGCTCCGAAGCGCGCACGCCACCGAAGCTGCAGTGCATCTCGCCTTTGTCGAGGATCCCGCCACACTGGTCGCACACCACTCCCGGCCGTCCGTCACCCGGGCCGCGTTCCTTGTCCCGCTCGAACGCGATCCACGACGCGTCACCGTTCAGCCGGTGGTCGGCCTGCTCGCCCGTCGCGAGCGCCGAGATCATCGTGCGGCGTTCCTGGAACGTCAGCGTCCGCGACCCGCACAACGAGCAGGCGGGCAGGCCGTCGACGACGATCACCCGGCCGTGCATGGAACGGAAATGGCGGATGACGTCATCGACGGCCTCGAGGATCGTCGCTTCCGGGACCGCGGCCCGCCGGCGGCGGGCGAGCTCGGGCATCACCTGGAGCAGGCTCTCGCGCAGCTTGTCGACTTCGGTATCGGGAATGCTCATCGGTTACCTCGTCCCTCGGGGTCTAGGCAGACTATACCGCGAGGGTGTGCCCGGAACGCGAGACGACCGCCCCGAAGGACGGCCGCCTCACTGAGAGCCCTCTTCTTCGTCAGACCGTGAGCTGTGCGCCCACCGCGGCGCCCGGGTTGACCGTCACCGCGACCGGGAGAACTGCCTGCCACGGTGTGCCGTCAACCTCGACGAGCGGGTTGCCCGACGCGTCCGCGAGGCGAACCGCGACGTTCGCGACGCCTTCACCGACGACGGTGATCGCACCCGAGGTCGGGTCGATCGTGAGTGCGGCTTCGTTGTCGGAGCTGAACGTGGCGACCGCGACGTCAGGCTTCGGGGCGTTGGTGTCGCCCTTGTCGTCGACGTACGCGAGGTTGGCTTGGGCGTTGACGGTATCGACCGTCAGGGTGGCTGTGCTCATGGGTGGTGCTTCTCCTACGGTCAGAACGGCCTTGGTGGCCGGCGGGCGGGCTTCTCCGAGCAGAACCGTCAACGGCTTGCCGTCGAAGTGGTGGTGCACGTGCACGTGGATCTCGATCGCCGGGCGTTCGGGTCCATCGATGTCGGGCACGTCTGCGACCATACGCTCGTGCTGAGACAGGATAAGTGAACCCGATCAGACGACTTCGGCGCACGCTTCGGCCAGGGTGCGCCGAAGTCGCGAGCCGGCCATGTCGCCGAGCCGGTTCACTGCGATCACACCGTCGATCATGTCCGCGACAACATCAGCGAGGGGCCGGCCGTGCAGTTTCACCGCGACGACCGCTGTGCCGTTCGACTGGCGGCGGATCGTCCGGTTCACGCCCGGTTGGCGTGGTGGGCTACGGAAGGCGGGCACCTCGAGCTCCGCAGCGCGGATTGCCATGCCGATCCGGCGCGCGAGCTCTGCGAACTGCACCGACGGCACCTCGTTCCCGAGCGGCATCGCCGCGGTCATCGGAACGCCAGCAGGTACACGACACCTGCGCTCAGGACCCACATTGCGAGGCCGATCAGCGTGCCGATGATGCAGCCGCGCGCGGGGGCGAGCGGGTCGACGTCGTCGCCCATCACTGCCCCCACGTCCAGAGCCCTTGCTTGCCCTTCGCGGGGATCGGCTCGTCGAACTTCACGACCTCATCGAGCAACAGGGCGAACCGGCCCGGAGCGAAGTCACCGAACGGACGCTCGCGCGTGCAGACCGTCAGGCAGTTGTGATTCTGCGAAAAGCCGTGGGTGCACGCGTCGTCCATCGCGCCGCCGAGCCCGTAGTGATTCGACAACGTGGGACAGTCGCTCCACCCGATCTCCGCGGTCGGTACTACGTCGATGAGCTTGCACGTCCCCAGCACCGCACCAAGACGGAGGATGTGGATTCGCGACGTGTTGCGCAGATGCAACTCGGGCGTAATGCACGGGCCGAATCGACCCGAGTGCCACTCCCCCAAGTGCTGCTGCTCGACGTGAGCGTCTGTCTTCGCCGCGTGGATTGCGATGGTCTGGCCGATCGCACTCCGCCACGGATGCTCCCGCCCGCGCGTCTCGATCGTCTTCACGCCCTCCACGATCAGAGATGCCCACGGTTGCCAGAGCGTGATCGTCTTCATAGCTGAACCGGTACGGCATGGAGCGCGTCGAGGTACATGCCGTGACCCGACGCGGTTGCCCACTCGCTGGCGCTCTCCACGCTGGTCCCCTCGCCCCACTCGTTGAATGTCGTGATGAGCTGCCACGGCGTCCCGTTGACCATCATCGACACCAGCCATCGCCAGGTCGGCTCGTCCGCTCGGGCGAGCAGCGGCGCATCCCCCTTCTTCCAGAACCCCGGACTGATCGCCGTGGCGAAGTTGGCCTGATAGTCGAGGTAGCGGGACGGGTCGTACTGGTGCCACGAATCGGGTTGCGGTTGGGTGTTCTGATAGCCCGGATACACGCGCAGCGAGATATAGAACCGGTGGTCCGCGTTCGCCTGCGCCCACCGGGCGACCATCGGCGCGGCGTCGTTCGGCCCGGCGCTCGAATAGACGAACAGGACCGGCCGGCCGTTCACGCGGAGATACGACGGCGACTGCGCGTAGCGCGTCCAGATGTAGTCGAGGTCCGTCTTGATCTGCGCCGGGTCCGGGTCGGCTCCCGCTTCGGCCTCGTAGTAGAGGCACCACTTGAACGCCGTGCCCGCCGCCGCTTGCAACAGCGTCGGGATACGGCCGTCCGTCTTCGACCCTCGCCCCCACCACGACGCAATCCCCGCCGAGATGTGGCCGTACAGCATCTCGGCGATGTGCGCCTTCACGACGTCGAGCGTCGTCGAGTAATGCCCGCGCGTCGGGTGGTAGTTCGTGAACGGAGCTGCCGGATCCGAGCCCCACTGCTCGGGGAACCACGGGTAGTAGAACGCTGCACGGATCGTCACGTCGCCTCCTCGTTCACGATGAGCCGGTATTCGTACAGCCCGCAGTTCGCGGGCCCACGATGGCGCTTGTCGACCGTGTGCGCTCCGAATCGTTCTTTGCGGAGATGTCGAAGCTGCGCCGACACTGAGGCGGCGGGCGCGTGCGCGGCGTGGGCGATCTCGTCGAGTGTCCGCCAGCCGCCGTCGACCATGACGTCGAAGACGCGCGCGAGCTGGCCGCGGAGACGGAAGTCGTCATGGGTCGGGCTGTATTCGGCGCCCGCGAAGTCCGGGAACGGAACCGCACTCATCGGCGCGGTCATGGTTCGTACCGGCGCGCGTCGTCACGAGCTCGAGCGTTCGCGTCCTCAAGTGGCGCGCCCATCAGTATCGGTTTCCAGGTGACCGCGTCCGATGGGCCCGACACCGGGTATGCGGCGCTCACGCGCCAGGGCGTGCAGCTCGGACGATCGCGCATGAACTCGGCGAGCACGCCGCGCACGTCGTCAGCCCGGTACTCGGTCGCGTCGGGTTGACCCCGGAGGCGCCGCGGGTCGTGGTACTGGATCCGGTAGCGCGGCATCACGCGACCTCGTCCCAGTCGAGACCGTCGACAATCTCGTCATCGACCCAGGACGGCCAAACCGCGTAGGGCATCAGCCCGCACGCGACGGCCCACCGGTCCGCTTCCCAGAATGTGAGGCCGTCACGCTGCCGACGTTTCTGCACCATCGTGCGGCCGACGCCGACGATCAGGGCGAGTTGGCCGTCGGTGTCGAGACCGGCGGCGTCCATGAGCGTGTCGATCGAATAGGGGCGCTCGGGCCGGTCGCCGCGGACGCCCGGGTCGAGCATCGCGAGTTGCGTCACTGCTGCTACCTCCCTTTTCGGTGAGGTAGCACGGCGGTCATACCTGGGCTGCGTGGGGCAGGCACTTCCGGGGTTCCAACTCTTGACCGTGCTACCTCCCATCCCAAGTCCCTCTTGGGTATAGGATAACTATACCACGCAGTCATCGGGATGGCAAACCCTTTCGTCCGCCGATCCATTCGCGGTCGGGACGTGCCCGCCGAGGTAGTGCGCGTGCAACCACGACGCCGACCAGCCCGTCGCGCGCGCCATCGCCCGCGTCGACACCCGCGCCAGCGACGCCGATCGA